CGAGTCCATCGCAGCGTCGGCGTAGAAGTCCGGTGCAGTGCCCTTCCAGTCACGGAAGGGAACTCCGGACTGATGGGGCTCGCCCTCAAGTTCGGCGCCGGACGCAAGGATCCGCTCACCCGTTGCCTCGTCGATCAGGACCCGCGCGGCCTTCAGCTCGCGGCCCTCCGCGTTCATGAAGATGTTAAGGTCGTCGGCCTCACGCAACAGTGCGAGCGCATCGTCGTCCTTCTTCGCCTCCACGTCCAGGTTCCAGACCGTGTGCCCCTCGTCATCCTTGATCTCGAACCGGAAGCCCTCAAAGACGACGACCTGCTCCTGCGTCAAGTGATCGAGCGCGCTGCGCGTGTGGATGTATTCCATCTACTCCTCCTAAGAAGCCGTGATCGTGACGGTGAGCTGCCAGACCTGGCCTGAGACCTTTGTGCCCTGGTTGGAGACGAAGCGATCGAGCATCGTGTCGCCCGACGCGGCGTTGAAGATCGCGAACTCCTGCCATGAATAGTTCGCGTCGGAAGATGCATACGTCGACCTCACGATGAACTGCCGGTCGGTCGCGGACTGTTCACCCTGGATTGCGGGATAGGACGTATCCATCGCCTTGCGGAGCTTATTCGTCGCCGCCTGGAGATCGGTCTGCCCAACGGCCGCAGCAGTCGACGAATCGCCAACACCGAGTTTTGTGTTCGCATTATTGAAGAGAACCGTGGTGTCAGAATTGCCACCAGATGCAGCCGACGATTCACGAATGCGCTTCCAGATATAGTTGCCACCGATGTTGACGAGTAACCCCTCGGCCAACGTCGCATAACCGAACCGCGAGACATCAAACGGCCGTCCTGTGCGCATTGCCTCTTCGTCGTCGAAGCGACAAATTTCAGCAGCGACAGCAGCCTTGAACCAGTCGTGTGACCCCTTGAACTTCGGATCGTAACGTGCTACTACGATCCCTTCTTTCGCTTTGGTGGGTTCGTGGAGTTGCCTCATCGGAGAACCACCTTGGTCACATTCATGCGATCTCCCTCACTGCGACATTGTAGTAGATGCGACGAGTATTCACATCAAGCTCAATGCTTAACGCCCCTTCGCCGCTACCAAGTTCTGTGGGTCCGAGTTTGGCAATCGAGTCTACATAGGGCTGAGATTTGATGAGGTCGTCATACGCGACAATGGTCGAACCGAGACGAACGATGAACTGAACTCCAAGATCATCAGGGAGATCGTATGCAGCCTTCATCCAGATACGACGAACGAAGAATTGGTTGTTGTTCGCGGGCGTGTCGATGACGGTTGGACCGACGACGTCAACGTACCCAGGTTCGATACGGGAGTAGATGCCAAGACCAGAGTCGAGAGTGGTCTCAGTAGCGAAATCAAGCAGGAGGATTTCTTCGAGACGTGCGATCTCGATCTGCTGATTAGCGGCCGAAGCGTCTCCGCTACCGCCACTGCCGCCACCGTCAAAGGGTACTTGCTCTTTGACGCCACGGTCAGGAGTTCCCTCGAACCGTTTCACCATGAATTAGTAATAGTCGTCTCCGCAGAGTTCGACCGCGAGTTGGATACCGGCGTGACGGCACCGCTGCCACTCGGCCATCGCGGGACGTTCGGCGATCGCGTACATGTCGTTATTTAGCCGATCGATCGTGTCTTTGAGGTCGTATGCCTTAATCTCGCCGAGTCGAACGGTGACCATGTCGGTCGCATAGGCCCAGACGTTCTGTGAGGCACGGAGACCCTCTGGTGAATTACCCGAGTAACCGGGTGACGCGACGACGAGATGGCCGTTAGGGGACAGGACGCGATTGCCAATCCATCGAAGCATCCGGAACGACGCCCAATGGACGAAAGTCTGCGGAGTGGCGTGAATCATGCCCTGCTGCCCACCGTTATTGGTCGTAAGGTACGCGTCGAGGCAGGCGAGACCATGAACGAGTCCAACAGCAGCAACCGATAAACGAGAGACGGACTCAGGATCCGCGAGCCATGTGTTAACGCGTTCGGATTCTGGAGTGAGTTTCGCAAGATCGCCATCCCAGAGTTCTGCTCCGAGTTGGCGTTCCTGGTCGTTGAGGAGATTGCGACGAGCCCGACCTTGCCGCTCCTCGAACTCATTGGATGAAATGGAGGAACACTTCGTCATAAGCGTAAGGTTGATCGGGTCCCAGAGGACGTTCGGGGGTTGATCGGTCAGAAGGTACTCGTCAACGGTACAAGGATCAGTTGGTTCGCCGGTAACGCAACCTTCCGGCTCGTAGTCAATCCCGTTCAACCAACGCGTGCCCTCACCGTTCGGCGGTGACGCCGCTGAAATGATGAGTCCCGATTCTGCAACCTGTGCTTCAGGTGCCTTGGTCGGGAATCGCGGTCCTGGGATTGTCATCTAGGTCTCCTGTGAGAGCGTTCCTCCTCCTCCCTGATCTCCCGTAAGCGACCAGGGAGGAGTGAGAACGCGCTACCGGACTAGTAGTCGTTCGCGCAGATCGCGTCGATGTCGTCGGACACACCGCTCGTCAGACCGCTGGAGCAGAGACCGGTCAACCGCAGACGCCCTGCCTGAGGACCGACACGCGCAACGTTCTCGAAGGTCTCGAAGAACGCACCCGAGTCGTTCTGACGGATCTGCGTGAAGTCGCGGATCTCCGTACCGAAGTCCAGTGTCCCCATGTCCAGATGGATGAACGTCCCGTCGACGGTGAAGATGATGTCGACGGTCTCCGGCCACGGGTTGAGCGGTGCATCGTCCTCCTGGTCGTATCCGTCCGGCGATGAGGCTTGGCCGTCGAGGACGTAGGTGGTGGCTACGCCGAAGTTCGCGAAGTACCGCGAGATCGCCGCACGCGCCGTGTTCAGCGCGTTGTCGCCCGGTGCCTGACGCAGGAAGTCCACCTGCATCATGACGACGAGCCACGAAGGGATGTACGCACGGATGACCGCTTCGTCACCAAGACGGAACCGGTCGCGGTACTGCTGTGCCCCGCGCGCGATCGCTGCGAGGACTTGGCGTGCAGTGCCGAGACCATCCGTCGCGGAAGACAGCGCCAGCGACAGCGCGACCATGCCGTTCCAGATGTAGGTCTCGGCAAGTCGAGAGTGCGCGACCTTGCCGAGTTTCCACCACGCGCGGAAGTTCTCCGGGAACGAGAGCCGCTGGAAGTTTCCGACCTCCATGCACAGCGGGATGGCCGAGACCTTGACCTCGACCTCGTCTCCGCAGTCGACACGAATGCAATCCTTCGGGTAATCGGTACCCGCGGCGTCCTGCGCTTCCGTGTAGACGTTCGCGGCCCCGTCGACATCGGCGAGGACGGGCGGTTCGTTGAACCGGATACCTCCACGTGTTGCCCCGAAACGAAGCAGCGCATCACGGAGCGGACGCCGGTCGGTACCCAGCTCGAAGATCTCGTACCGGACGTTGACTGGCGCGCAAAGACCACCGGCTGCGGTGAGGGACATGAGTTCCTTCATGTCCCCTGCTGCGAGGATGGCATCGAGGTTCTTGCGCGACTCTTCCTGCGCCGACGCGACGAGCTTGGCGATCTTCGCGTCGTTGTTGACCGGATCGCGATCGAGGGAACGATCGTCCGGGAACTTCACGTGCAACGTAGCGACATCGAGCCGTCCGGGCTTGCGGCCCTTCGTGAGCGCCTCAGCCTTGCGGATGTACGGATCGATGATGTCCTCGGGTTGCATCTCGCTACCGGAATCGACGCCCTTGAGGTCCGCTGCCGCCGTGATGGTGACGAGCGGGCGCTTGGGCTTGATCGAGGTCTTGGCTGAGGACGGCTTAGGGACGGCACGTGTGATCTTCGGCGTCACCGGAGTCGCGGCCGTTACTGTGCCGGTCTCGCTGTTGGCCGCATTCGTGGTGGACGCCGCGACATTCACCGGCTCGGGCGTGGTCGTGGCGACCTCTTCCGTCTCCGTCTCCGCGACGACAGCGACGTTGACACCCTCGCCATCACCCTCGGATCCGTCGCCGGAACCGGTGCCATCGCCCTCACCTTCGTCCTTGTTCTCGCCCTCGCCATCACCGCTCCCGTCGCCCTCGCCGTCATCCCCGTCACCATCGGTCGAGTCTGTGACGGCAATCTCCGACTCCAGGGACGCGAACTTCTCGTCGAGGTCGGCTTCAGCTTTGGCGCGCGCAGCCTGTTCGGTCGCGATCGCCGTGACCGTATTGGCATACGCCTCTCCGGCCACGATGTCGCGATCGTTGCGAGCCGCGGTGAAGTTCTCACGCGCGAGCTTGGCCGCTTCGGTGAGCTGCTCGACAGTGAATCCTTCGAGCGGTGCATCCTTCACAGCCTTGGGCATCTCCTCGTCGGAGAGTCCCAAGAGCTGCTGGATCATCTTGCGGATCGGGTCCATTTGATTGCCTCCTGGTCGCAAAACGAGTTGCTGGCTTTGCGAGGAGACCGATGGACTTCGTCCGTTGGTCTGTACGGGCTGCGCCCGGTACCTCTTGGGCAGGACCGTACACGAGATTCGGGGATCGCGCGAGGAACTACGTCAAGGAACTTGGCGCAATAGATGCTTCTAGCGTGTCAAACATCTGGTCGACGAGGTTGTCGAACGCATCGGATTCCAGACCAGAAATGGCGATGATGGTGGTGAGTTTCGCGACCTTCTCGTGGAGGATACGGTCGGATTCTTCGCGGTGTCCAGCGGTGAAAGCGAAGGTCTGCGTGCAGCACGGACAGTCGTCGGAGACCACTTCGACAGGTGCGCCAAGGGATCCAATGAGTGCAAGGATCTCGGTCTTGTCGCCTTCCGCCGATGCGGCCAAGCGCATCTTGACCTTCGGGAAACCGGGAGTATTGACGGCACAGGTCGCAAGATAGCGGAGGCGACCATCGATCCCACGGGCATCGAGAGAAACTCCGCGAGCACGAGCGATGCGGAGCTGGTCATCGGTGGCATTAGGGCTAACAGCTCCCGAGAATGCGATGCCGACGCCAGGGAGCTTGAAGTAAGCGACGTCAGCAAATCCCGTGTCCGGATCGTCGTAGTGTGCGAGGGCTTCCTTCCACGAGGCGGTATTCGGAGCGTGTCCACCCTTGATGGCGAGAGGACCGGTTGGAACACGGGTGCCCTCGGCGGTGACCGTGTACCCCGGCATGGCGTACTCAAAGTTGCAGTCGTCGTCGGTGTAGTCGGCGATCTCGTCGATGGTGATGCAGCGTCCGTCATATCCAATGTGACACTCACCCTCGGCAGCAGCGAGTCCGAAGATGCGGCCACTCGGCTCGATCTCAACCCAGCGTCCAAGACGCTCCAACGGCGGGAGCGTGAAGAACTCCGCGGGCGGATCACCCTTGCGCGCACAGGCCGAGATGGATGTGACGGTTGCAATGGTCGTGGGGGAACCGACAGGTGTGTGGATAGTGGCGTCATCGGGTGCGTAATCACGACCCTGACGTGTGGGGGCGGGAGAGATGACGTTCCCGGCGTCGTCGTACATCTCGAAGACGGCAGACGACATGGCGGGCAGGGCAACGATCGTGAATCCGATGAGTGTTCCTTCGACGACGTGGACGACGATATCGCGCGGGGATGTATCGTCCTCGTCGATGGCGTTGGTCTCTTCGTCCATAAGGGTCGAGCCAAGATCCGGCGACCAGGTCTGAAGGATGGGAGGTTCACCAGCCGGACCGGGAAGTGCCATCTGAACGCAATTGGCTCCGGCCGGGATACGCGTGTCGATGACGCCGTCTGCGACGATAACGGTTCCATCACGAGCGACCTTAGTGACGACGCCGCAGACCTCTGAGAGTGCGTGTCCTCCACTCTCGGGCTGAATGGTCTGGATACGAATGGGAAGTGGGGGTTGACGGTTGAAGTTGATCGCGTGCGGATCGATGACGCGGGTGTAACCGTTGTCTTCGGTGAGTTCGCCCTCGCGGAAGTACAGACGGACGGGAACGGCGTAGGAGGACGGAGTGGAGGGCGTGTCGGTAGCGGCATGTGCGGCCATAGCCTCGATGATGCGACGGGCGGTGTCTTCGGGATCAGGGAGTGGATCGTTGATGGTGATGACCGATGCGTCCTTGACGTTCTTGTACAACGCCCGTAGATGGGCTTTCGCGTCATCAGCGGAATCGTGACACTTCACGACTGTCCCGTCATCCTTCAACACGCACGTCTTGCCGTCTCTTTTACCGATCTTGTACGGCATAAGACCTCCTACGCGAACTCAGGGACAACGAGGCACTTGCAGTCACGAGTATCACCCGGCGATGCGGTGAGTGGTTTCGTCAGGTCAATGATCGTACCGTCGAGTCGTTGGTGAGCTTGGTGCGGGGCTCGCGGTGCAGGGCCTTTCCACCATGTCCAACCCGAGGCATATAGACCGACCTCGTTGAGTGAACGCAGGACAGCGGGACCCGTTGCGAGGAGGGTGATACCGGCTTCTTTCTTCGGTGAACCACCAGCAATGGACAACGCACGCCGCACGATCGAAGCAGGAACGATGAGATCATCAGCTTCAGGCTGGGGGATGTCGGATGACGCGCAATCGAACAGAAGGGTCGCAGCGTGTTCGCGGAGTTCGCGGATAAGGGACTGTGCGGCTTCATCGGTTCCACACGCGAGTTGGAACGCTGCATCCTTCCTCTTATCACCTTCGAGGCCAGACACGACAAACGCGGCCTCAACGGCGCGGTCGCACCAACTCGCGAACAAGAACGGAACGGTCTCGAAGGAATCATCGAAGAGATCATTCATCCCGAGTTGAACGACAGCTTCGCGACCAAGGGTTGATGCAACTTCTTCGGCGGCAACACCACGGAGCGATTGCTTGAGTCGTTGGTTACGTCCAGCACGGTTTTTGAGTTTGTTACCAGCCTTTTCGAGTGCGCGGCGCATGGAAGAGTCAGCCATGACGTGTACGCGCGCAAAGAGGTCGGCATCGATCTCAGCCAATCGTCGACCAAGGTCAGGGGAAGGGGGGTGACCATTGGCCGACGACAAGACTGGCTGACCCTTGCCCCGAACGGTTGCTGCGGGCTGTTCCTTCGGAGCGTTGCCTTGATGGGAAACCTGTTTGGTTGGTTCGTCGGGTGAGCCTTCGTTCTCTTGGCCGGGAAGCGAGAGGTCACGACCCTTGAGATTACGAAGCCATGCGAGCTGTTCGGCACGTTCCTTCTCGTCGGGAGCATCGGACTCGCGGATCCCGCGGATGCGACGCCATCCCTTACCGCTGACGAATCCGTATTCGACGCCCTTATCTGCGGCTTGGGTGATGTCGGGGTGAACGATGACGCCTGATGCATCGAACCACAGAACTCGGTCGTACCAGTCGTCCACGCCTTCGGCACGGAGGATGGGCTGATACCAGTGAGTCGTGAGTGCGGCGAAGACGAATCGTGCGAAGGGCTCGACGTTCTCGCGGAACTTGGTCTCGGAGATTTCGCGCGAGCCCCACTGCGATGCTGACCCGATCCCGAAGAACGATTCGACGGGGAGCGGGAAGCCTTGCGCGATGCGGCGGAGTGAACGTTCGGTGCGTTTTTCCAGAAGTTCGTCAGCCGGACGCTCGAAGGTGATGGCCTCGACGCCCGACTTGCCCTTGTCGTTCCACGGATAGGTGAAGATGATCGGGATCGCCGCTGACGCAGCACTCGGATTCTGGAGCGTCTTGATGGCGATGTTCTTCATGCGGCGAGCGAATCGAGTCGAGTCCTTGGAGCGCGGGTCCTCTCCGGCTTCGGCAGGGAGTTCGATGTTCGATGGGAGGCCAACGAGTCCGGCCGTGGCAAGGCGGGCCTTGGCGACGGCTGCTGCCGCCCAGTCCCACCACAGGAGTTCGTCGGTGACGCCGATGAGTGAACGGACGTGCGAGTTGGCCTTGGACTTGAGGATGGGGTGTGGACGCCAGATACGGATCCACGTGTCGCCCTTTGACGGGTCGAGGACGAGTGCCTGACCCTCGAAGAAGTCCGGGATGGCGACAGAGTCGATGACCTCTTCGTTGCCGTCCTCGTCGGTCTTGCGAACAGAGGCTTTCTCCAGTTCGAGATGTGAGTAGGCCATCCAGGTCTCGCGGTAGATGCCCATCTCGGGGCGAGCCTGAACGCCGAGAAGTTGGGTTTCACCGACGAGGAGGATCTGCATCGACATGTCGTAGAGGAGTTGTTGGACCTCGACGATCGAACCGAGCCGGTCGGCGGTTTCCTTCGCGACAGAATCGGTGTCGCGTTCGGGTTGCGCGTCGGTGTTCGAGGGTTTCTTGGCAGCAAAGGCGAGTAGGCCGGACATGAGGTCAGCAACCTGCGTGCAGCCGTTCTGGATCTCCCCGACCATGTCGAACTGTTTGACCGCGGTCTCCTGCCAGTCCTCACGGCGCTTGAGGGCGGCGTTGATGGCCTTCTCGTCGGAAAGATCGACTTCCTCGGCAGACGCGGTGAGGGAGACTTCGCGACGGCGGAATGGATTCAGGACTGCAAGTATCGCCATCTAAGTCAGTCTCCGGAATAAGTGATAAGGAACGCGGCCGCAAACATTGTCGCTCCAGCCTGGAGCACGGGAAGGGGGATGTCGACCATCCTGCCGGTGAGCCAGTAACCGAGCCCGATAATGTAGAAGCCGACGCACCACGGACAGATGAACAGAACTTCCCATCCATTGTCGGCGTGGCGGTCATACCAGTTACGGAACTTGATGATAGGCGGGAAATCGTCCTTGGTGATGAAGCGTACGACTCGTGCGAAGAAAAATGTCAACAGGATCCAGGTGAACTCGGGTGAGAGAGGGTTATGGAACTCAGGCAACGAAATCATCCGCGAGAAGATCGCGATAGGACTTGCCGGTGAGTGGATCAGAGCTACACCCACATCCTCCCTGCTGTATCGGCCAAAGTTCCCATTGTTCACCGGTTGAGAGGGTGACGCGATGAGGATTACGAGCCAGATGGCGCTTCTGGAACTGTGAATCAATTTCCAGGAGAAGACGTTCTGCGGAATGCTCGTCTACTCGGAATAAGGCAAGTCGGCCTTGACGCCAAACGAATCGGACAGGCTCGAAGGTCTGGTACGGGGTCACCACTCTCGCGCGCCGGAAGTCCACTATCACGAGTAGCACTTTCCTTTCTCGTGAACGTGCTCGACGTATGCTTTCTCACACACCTTGATGTGAGCGAGCAAATCGCCTAACGGATCGGAGTTCGGGTCACTCCAGTCCGATGCTGGAGAGAGGTCGATGTCCTCGTACACGACATGAGGGTAACGGATGACGGCAAGGGGTCAGCCAATCTTCGGACAGGCAGAAGCCGCGGGGGTGACGCGGCTCCCACCTACATCCAGCCGACGAGCTGGAAGTACGGGCGGAACAGGGAATGGTGCGTTAGGAGAGTACCACGTCAGCGGCCAGTGGCATGGAGATTCGAGAGATCGATGTCCGAACAGTCCTCCATGACCGATTCCTCGAAGGTGTACTTCGTCATGTGGAGGATGGCTTGAGTGGTCATGTCGACTTGATCGTCGGTCTCGTTGGCGGTACCGCGGAAGTCGGCGAGTTCCTTACGGTAACGCGGCACCCACAGACGCTCAGACTCAGACGGGATGTAGATGTTGCCGCCGATCTGGTACGGCTGGACGGCGTGGGCGCGCGAGAGTTTCGAGCCGTACTCACCGGGGTCGAACTCCATGAGACCTCCGACACGTGAGCGGAGTTGGTCGATGACGGCGGTCCCGTTGGCCTTGTCCTCGACAAGGATGCCGGTGGCCTTAGGATAGCGACCGCGCGCAATCGTGACGAAGGTCTTGAGTTCGATGCAGGTGTTTGTGAACGAGAACTTCCCGCGGAGAAGATCGATAAGGAAGAAGTCCATGTCGATGCGACCCCATAGTCCCATGACAACCCAGTCAGAGGATTTCAGGTCTTTGAACGCACAGTCGAGCGACGTGAGCATCTGGTCGAAGTTGCGCGGAAGCGGCATGTCGGAATCGCCGCCCCAATACCTCCACTTCGACTCAGCGAAGATGCAACCTTCGGCTTCTCGCGGATCTTGGTTCCAGAGGCAGTTCCAACTATAGGTCGAGACGGTTCGCTCGATCTGTTCGGCCTCGGCGTATGCGTCCTTGAGTGTGAAGTCGGCTTGCGGGCGGAGAAGTGGTTCACCGGGCGAGCGACCAAGCGGATCCGGGATGGGGTTGTCGTCATCATCACGGATCTCTTGTGCGACGTAGGGGATGCGGATGAACTTCCAGTCGGCAGGATCACCCTCGTAGTCGTCGGATTCGAGACGACCGATGAAATCTTCCGGATGCCAGCGCACCATCGTGACGACAACGACGGTCCACGGCTGGAGACGACCGTAGATGACGGATGTCCAGTTGTTCCAAATAGCGTTCTGGTGGGTGGGGGACATGGCCTGATCGAAGTTTTTGGTCGGGTCATCAATGCCGAGAAACGAGAGTGGACGGCCTTGGACGGAGCCCGCCATACCGACTGCATAGACACCGCCGCCTTGTCCGCTCTCGCCAGGTTCGGTCTGCCAATAGGTCTTGGAGCGGGAGTCTTTGCGTAGACGCGTGAACCACTTGGATTGGTCGGCAGCGATAGTGCGACGGACCTTGTCGGAGAAGTCCATTGCGAGCCCGTCTTCATACGACATGATGCCGACGAGCCCACCGGGAACGATGCCGAGGGCATGGAGTTCGAGCCACCAGAGCGGTGTGCCGATGGAGGTTACGAAGGACTTGCCGAACTGTTGCGGGATGGAGATAGCTATCCATCGGGGTCCGTCACCGTTGACAGCATCAACGATCGCGTCGGAGATGATCTTCTGGTGAGCACGAGGCCGGAAGTTGGGAGTGATACGCGTACAAGTCGCGAGTGGAGATGAGAGGTAAACGACGTCTTCGGATTCGAGGAGGATGTCTGTGTCGAGAGGCACAGATGGATATTACTCGGGTGGTTTAGTAAGAAGCGTGATGATCTCCGAAGTCGTTACTGCTCATGGCAACCGTGATAACACCAATCATCGGCACGTTCCGTCTTCTTCGGATCGTCGGTCATCTGCTCGTTGCGGAAGTGTCCGCATGGTAGGCGAACGTAACGCAGACCATCGGGAGTCTGGAAGTAGGCTCCGATCTCGATGGTCGACCAATCCGCGAGGTTGAAAACAACGGGTGGAGAGTGAAGTTGCGTTTTCTTCGTCATTCGGGAGTTGATCCCTGCTCCACTGCCGGAACTTCGATTCCAGCCTGCATCATCCAGCGTCGGACCTCGTCGGGCTTCATCTGTAGCGCCAACTCGAACCCGAGGAGCAGCCGTGCGAACTTCTGCTTGAGCGCGAAGACATAGAACTCGTCGCGCTTCTCGTCGGGCAGCTCGATGTTGAGCCGGTACTGGTGGATCTCGTCATAGTCGCGCTCGATGACCGCATCGGGGAACCCCTCTCGGACCAGCGCCTCGTACGTGTCGGGCTCGTCCTCGGCGTACAGCAGGTCGATGAACATCAATCGCTCCTGTCCGTTGGTCCTTGGTGAACGGACGCTTCGTGGAGCCGCAGGTGCATCTCGATGCAGGCCCGCTTGTCGTTGATGTGAGGCAGGTCCGGGATCGCAACACCGTGAACTTCATGCAGGTGTCCTCGCGTGCCGGTGGTGAACGCCGTCACGACCAGGTGGAAGGCGTGAGGCCGTCGCATGTCCTCTCTCGTCAGGCTCATCAGCCCTCCTCGCTCGCGGAGGAATGCTGAACTGACGCCCTCATCGTGGCACCGTAGCTGAGTGTCCAGCGCTCTACGGCCCGCTCAGCGACAAGCAAAGGTTCCATCACGAACGCGTCCGATTGCGTTGGGCGCGCATCGCAGTCGCAGTCGGCGTCATCCGAACACATCGACGCGCAGCCGAGATCGTGCCAGAGCGTCTTACGAAGCGTCCTGGTGAGATCGGCGACGATAGCTCGCGCTTCGTCCCGCTCATTCCGATAGACCTCCACTAACGTCTCCGCCGCTTGGAGGTCGAGTGGTTTGCTCATGACTCGCTGTCCTGACGGGATGAATGATGAACTGCCGTCGTTGGTCGGTCGTAGCCGACTCGCATCAGCCAGTCCATCGTGTAGCCGTACGACTTGCTCGCCCACTCACGCTCTTGGCGTGCTTCACGCCGGAGATCGCGACGAGGACGAGACAGGAGCCGGTGTGTTTTCGCTTCAGCGTCCAACGCGTCCGCACGGCGGTGACGGTACTTGAACCGCTCACCAGCCGCGTGCTCGTGAGCCTCCCACTCGTCCCTCGTCATGCATCCCCCTCGCTGGCTCCTGAACGGTGAGCGGGTGACGGTTGGTCAGTCCGCTTGATGCCGAAGTCCTTCGCCTTGATCTTCACCATGCGCCCGTCGTCGTGCCACCAGACGATTCCCTCGATGTTGTGGGTGGCGAGGTAGTCGCGGATCGCATCGAACGTCCTGAATGGCATGACCAGTTTCACGTCTCCGTGAGGACGCAGGACGTGGCCGTAGCAGCCCTCAGGGTTCCCCTGCACCTTCGGGCCAATGAGTTCATAGGTGCCGTCTACTAACGACTGGCGACATGCGTCATACGCCTCGCGGTGGTACTGATGCTCAGGGCCGTCACCGACCGGAACCCAGCCCTGTTGCTTGCCCGTGTTCTCATCCACGTCGTTCGCCGGGACGAAGTCGGTAGGTGGCGTCTTGCCCTTCTTAACCTCGTACCGGGCGAACATTTTGCCGTCCTCGATGAGAACGCAGGTGCCGTCCCACTTCTGCGTAGGCACACCTTCACCAGCCAGAACCCATTCCGCGCCTGGAACGACCTCGTCACGAACGAGATGGTCCCCGTCGTAGTTGCGTTGGTAGAGGCTGATGATCTTCTTCACTCTGACTCCGTGGTTAGAGCGGAGGACTCGTGAACTGCCTTCAGGTCGGGTCGTCGCCACCCATGGACAGGGCAGACGTTGACGGTTACGAGACGAGGACAACAGCACGGCTCGTTGGGCGCCGCGTCGAAGAAACTCTCGAGAACAGCACGGGCGATATGGTCAGCATTAGTCGCCATCGCCGTCGTACACCACGGGATAGCCCGAATCCGCTCGGCGGCCGACTCGACCTCAGCTTCGACTTGCTCACGAAGCCAGACGTCATCGGTCACTTCGGTGTCACCTCCTTCGGCTTATCGCGCTTCTCCCCGCAGCGCGTACACCGGCTGAGTGCCGGGTGGTTCATCCCGTCGCACTTGCTGCACTTCCACATCAGGCGTCCGTTCTCTCGTTGTGCGCTGCCCAGTCGCACTTCCAGATGGAGTCCGGTGAGCAGCCCACGCAGTTGTGACCATCACCATCAGGGTCGTTCCACGGGTGGTCCGGGCGAGGGTCTTCCTCCGTTGCGCGAAGCGCCGCCAGCGCGTCGTCGCGGGAGTCGAACTGGTTGAGCCAGTTGGTCAGCCACTTCGGCACTTCCACGCTGCTCAATCCGTCACCGCGGACTTGTGCTGAACCGGTTCTTTCCGACGGTAGACCCAGATGCCGAACCCGGCGTGGTAGCACTCGAACGGGGACGCTTCCTCCATCTGCTTCCAGGCCGTGCAGACGGCGTCGGGGTGCGGTCGCTTCATGACTCACCGTCCCGTGTGGATGACTGCTCAAGCGCCGCGACCATCAGCTTCGAGTCCATGTGCTGCGCCAAGTAGCTCCGAACCGCCTTCTCGCAGAGTTCCCCGATCTCTGAGTCCTCGATGCAGGCTTGTACCCGGACGAGACGATGCAGGTTGTCGTCCACCCTCACGTAAAGCACCTTCACTCGGTCCCCTCTGTCCGTTCCGTCACTCTGGAGTTGCCATCCGCCAGCCCCGCTGGTGAATCAGGAACGTCAGCACTCGTAGCACTCTTCATGACCTCGAATAGTTCCTTGAGCCAGTCACCCGAGCACGTGAGCCCGTAGATCGCAGCAGCAACTAACAACTCGGCGTCATCGTCGGCTTCCAGGGCATTGATGAGCTTGTCCACGTTCTCTCGAACCTGGTGCGCCTGCTTGATGTACCGCTGCCGCTCCCGAGCATTCATGTCCGTGACGAGCTTCGCCATCTCACTTGCCTCCTGACTCGGTGTCTCTCGACTGGATGACTGCTCATCGGATACGGTGTAGCGCCCAGACTCGTAGGCGTCACCGTGCTTGTTCTGGATCGCGATTGCATCGAGCACGGTGCCTCCCTTAACGAGGATTCCCTCGACCTTCGACTGAGCCGTCTGCTTCCACCACACAATCCATCTCATGACTCACCGTCCTGTTTGGATGGCCACTAGACTGCCGACCGCATACCCTCGGGGGCGAGGGGATCGAGGGTAGCGGTAGCGGCAGTCTTCCCAGCGTTGACGATGGTCCAACGAGAAGCGACCGGACAGTCCATGTAGTCGATCACGCGGCTATGACCTATCTTGCAGACCTCTTCGACGAGAACGGAGTCCCATGACTCACCCGGAGCGAAGTTGAGGAGGACATGAACGTGGATGGTCGGTCCACCGTCGTACGAGAGTGTCGCGTTGTGAACCTTCCTCATCGCGTCCATCTCTCATCGATCGGCGCACACAACCCACCCGCCGCCTGGAGGTTCTTCGACTGGTCGAACGGTCCGCGTCTCTTCCCGTAGCGGTGGAACTCGACGACTTCTCTGCGCGCGCTGAACGTCGGCAGCAGGTCACGGATTCGCGGTGGTGATTCGTTACGCGTGAACCAGTTCGCGAGTCGGCCCGTGTGATTGGAGAGTCGACGGAGCGCACGGGTGACGATGACAAGGAAGCGGAACATGCGGATGTTCCATCGGCTGCTCATCGCTTCGTCTGTTTCGCGTACGCCTTCATCGCACGACGGACGATCGCTCCTATCGAACGGTCCTCCAGTTCAGCGATGCGACGGATCTCGTTGTAGATGTCCTTCTCTACGCGGATGGACTGGTACTCCTTCAGCGGCTGATTCGAGGGTGGTCTTGGCATGGGACAAGTATGCCACATTTGTCACATTACGTCCAACCGAAATACTCGACAACCCGGTATCCTGGGCATCGGGCCGGGAGCCCGAGGGAGCCGCAGGATCGCGAGCGGCGAACTCTCTCGCCACCGGGCGAACAGGCGAAGAGGTCGTCACACCCACACCCTCACCCTCAAGGGCAGCCACTATGGGTGTGGAAAAAAATGGAATAGGAGTCGATGAGCCGAGAAACATTTACGGTGCCTGTCCATAGCCCCCCCATCCTGATCCCGCGCGTGGCGGACCGGGACGAGGACGAGGACGGTGCGCGCTACGCGTGTGTCATCCGACTGACGTGATTAGCTCCACGTCCCACGTCTTGCCGACGTACTCGCGCACGCGCCGCTCCAGCGCCTCCAGCGTGTCTGTGATTGTCTCGTCCAGCCAGTCTCCCATCTGCTTAAGCTGGTCCTCCGTGAGCGGACGAGAGAACGTGCGCTGAGGCTTGCGCGCGAGCCATGTGTGTATCGCGTGCTCCGTGATCTTGAGTCCGCGTGTCGTGTCGTCGTCCTTGCGCGTCATGACGTCACCTGCGAACCGTCGCGGAGAGGACGCGTGGAACATCCCGGGCCGTGAACCTCGCAGCACTCATAGCCCATGTCGTGATTCTTCGCCCAAGTAGCACCACAGTAAGTTGCGCGTTCGTCCATGATGCGCGGAAGATCGGCCGCTACCGGTAGCGCATCGACATACGCGATCTGCAACGGCCCACCATCGAACGTCTCATTCGCCTCCAACGATCCACCGTCCATCGCGTCAGCTTCCCTCGCGTACGGTCCCCAAACATCGAAGTCATCGAACACGTACCAACCCGCTTCCGTGACGTCGTGCGAACCAGCCTTCACGTGCGAACCTCCTCGTGTTGACGATCTGACAACACCTACGCTACTCCTCCTCGCGGGTAGGTGCAAGAGGGTGTAGGCCGTCCATGCGAGTGCGAGGACGTCGAGCGCGAGGACGACGTAGAGGACGATCATGCGACGGGTGACTCCACGTCCGATGCGGTTGGGTTATAGACGCACCATGTCCCTTGGTAGGAGTCTGTGAGCGGGACGTATCCGGCGTCGGTGAGGATGGCGTCTATGTCGTCCAGGTACTCGGGGGCGTACTCGTCGCGCTGGTCGTCGGTCAGCTGGTCGTACTCTGCCGAAAGCTTCGAGAGCCGGACATACGCGGAGACGTAATCGGCTCCCGGTTTGTCGCTGACCAGGGCCGATGCGTCAGAGACGAACGTTCGGACGTTGCCCGTGAGCGTGTCCCGGCCGGTATCCCGTTGGACCAGTGGGTCCCCATGCGCCGATTCTCTGTGCTCGTCGCCGCAGATGGAGCACTCATACGGCGCAAGTAGCTCATGGCATCGGCCACAGTAGTCGGGGGAGTCTCCAGAGTGAACGTTGATACTCAGGATCACTTTCGGGAACTCGCCGGAGTCGAAAGAGTGTTCGTCCATGCGGTCGATCCCGTCATGCTGAGCGATCCGGTCTAGGCGTTCTTCGGTCGATTCTCCGATGTTCCCGCCGTTCCCGTTCGTCAGCTTGTCCACGATGCATCCGGGACAGTACGTGTCTGCCGCGTACGTGTAACCAACGATGCTGTCGAAGCTCATCCCGTTACCTCCCGCGTTCGTCGGCTGTTGTCCATGTGACAACACTACCGCGGATCGGCGTACGCGTCAATATCCGGCTTCGCGCAAAGCCTCCCCTATGGCGTCATAATCCGGTCCGAGGAGCTGACGGAGTTTCGCGGTTTGCGCGCGCATCTGTGAGAACGTCCGCTCCGTCTCGCGGCTAGGCGTCATGCCTAGTTCGTCGCACATGTCGAAGTGGTCGGCGCAAGATTCCACGATCGACGCGTCCGAGAATAGGCAACCGAGAACGTCTTTCGCGGACGGTTCGCCTAGCGCGGATCCGGTCCAGAACGGGACAGTCATCCGGCGACGTCGATACCAAAGGGTGACCCGCCAACCGTTTGCGCCACTGTCGTCCTTCCATGGTGCGGGCTCGCCGGTAAACTCGACGTCCGCGCGGATTTGGTCGAGTGTCACGATGTCTGTTTGCATCAGTAGTCCTTCTCTTCCGTTATGAGTCGTTCCCGGATGACCATCAGACCGTCGCCAGCGTTCCGGAGATCGTCATACGTCGCGTCCCCCGCGTCCACCGCCGATAGGATCATGTCGAGGACATAGGAGTCCTCGCGTGCTTGGTCCTCGGCTCCCATCATCAGACCCGGCCGGTACTCCCACGCGTCAGGGATCGTCTCGTCTCGCCGGTAGAGCGCTTCCGCGATGGCGAACGCGGCTCCCATGACGGTCCCCCATTCGTCTCCGTCGAATGAGTCGTTCACGATCCCTTCAACTATTGACAGACCGGGTGTTACGTCGTCGGTCGCGACGTCGAATCGCGCGGTCATTTAGCATCCCTCCCGCAGGAGTCCACCGAATCCCCGCACATGTCGCAAATCACGTCTGACGCGGGTAGAACGTTCCGTGTTCCGTCCACGTCTACGATTGCGACTGGTGCGGTCTCGTCCGTCGAAACGCTTAAAAGCGTTCCCGTTCGGCCGTTGTGTCGGATAGTGACTGTCATCCCGGAAACCTCCCGTCTCGTCGGTGTTGTCACATTGACAACATACCCTCTCGCGCGTCGTCTGTCAACACGTCAGGGACGACGATTCCACTTGGCGTGAACGTCCACCGATCAGCGCGTGTCCGGTACCGCCGCAGCTTCGGATTGCACTCTGGACAAAACCGCGCTGCGTTGCGCTGGCGTTTCATCTGACGCTCCAGCGTCCGCGTTCCATGCCAGATGATCCGTGTCGTTCGCCAACCGATGCCTCGTGCCGCAACCGCCGCGAGCAGACGTGATCCTCGACCCGCTAGGTGATATTCCTGCCGACTGACGACATGCTCGACAGACGACGGTGAGAACACGTCGCAGAAACCGATGTAATGCGCGCAGTCGCCGCGCGCGTCTCTTGGGTAGGGTGCGTGGAAGTGATCGACGTAGACCGCCATCACCGGACGATAGACGCGAGTACCGACACGATCTGCGACCCGACGTAGTCGAGTCCTTGCTCCATCGCGTAGTCGTCGTCACCGATGAATCCCCAGCATGAATCAAGCTCGGTTTCGTGCAGGGTGTCGTGATCGCAGATTGACTCGATGGTGACGGTGTAGCCGTAGACCGCGCCGCGCATCCACTGGTCGTATGTCTCAACCTCGGACTCGGCACACTTCGCGACCAGGTCGTCAGGAGTGCCTACGTTCGCTTGGTCCTTCCGCGAGACGATGACGAGCCCCGCGACGCCGGAATCCCAACCGCTGCTGTCCATGCACTCAGCGCGGAATCGTGCTAGCTCCGCGTCATGGTTGGGAGTGTTCGGCGTGAAAGGTGATCCCATGCGGCAGGACATTCCGGAGTGTTCGTACCAGTACAACGGCGCGACCATCACCGCATCGTGTTCTTCGATGATCGACGCGAGCATGTCACTCACTCTCGCAATCGTGACCGTTGAACCATTCGTTCGCGTCCGTCTCGTCCGTGAGGTCGAACACGCGCCCACACTCCGGACACTTCGCTTCCGTTCTGACGTTCATTGCGCCTCCCTGTCTCGTCGGATACCACAACTTACCACCATGTTGACAAACTGTCAACACCCTGCTACGGTGTGTCTTGTCCGACGAGAGAAGGGAGTAGGGATGCCGGGGATGTTGATAACGATCACCGTGGACGAGCTAAGGCCGTTGAAGTGGGACGGCGTGAAGTTCACGGTTCCGTGGTCGCAACGACTGAGCGCGATAGCCGCGTTTCGCGCGGTTGCCGACGAGCTGGAACAACGCGAAAGGGATGGTGAATGGTGATGCCACGCAACACGCGCAACTGGTACATGAACGGACGGATTGACGGTCGATCCTCGCGCATCGAAGGTGGACCGCAGGCGAAGGACGGCGGATTCGACCTCACCATCAACCAGCGTGAAGGTGGAGACGTCGCAGACGGACTGCGTGTCTATGGACTCGCGCAGTCAAGTGGCAACCTCGTCCTTGTTGCGACTGCGACGTCCATCGAGGGAGGACGCGCCACCGTCGAGGTCACCACGCATCGCGACAAACCCGGACGACATGTCGTCGTTCACGTCGGCAGCGAGACGTACTCGCTCATGAACACGCTCGACGCGGAGACGGAGGCGACACGATGAGACACAGTCTTTTGCGCGAACTGATCTGTCGGTTACGTGGGCACAAGCCGAAACCGGACGGCGACGGATACCACTACTGCGGCCGGTGCGGCGACACCGTGCTGTACGGGGAGGTTGACGCATGATGACAACGAGCAACCTTCCCCCCGGCGTCGAGTCCCACATGATCCCCGGCAACCGACCGGAGGACGTCGCATACGAGAAGCTGGCCGAAGAAGTCTCGGACGCCATCGGCGTCATCCTCGCCAGTCACGGAGTCGAGCTTGCCAACCTGCCGGACGAGGGTTACTCATTGTTCGACATAGCGGTGGACGGCGTACTGGACGTGATCGTCCGCTACTCGCAGACGGAGGTAACGCCGACGAGCGAGTCCGTCTGTTGCAACTGTCAACGCCGCATCGTCAACGTGGACGGTGCGTGGATCGACCCGGAAGCGACGGGCGACGACAGTGTGTGGAGAGAGACGTGCGACAGGAGTGAGGCGTTCACCGGGGAGCACGTGCCGACAGAACCGACAGACCGACAAGACGACAGAGAGGACATGACGACATGACCGACATACAGGCGACGCAGACGCACACGCCCGGACCGTGGACCTACGCCTACGGTCAGGTGTACGCGGGTAACCCGGAGGACATCGACGGGGTGAACGGCGGTATCAGCATCGGCCACGCGGACCGCAACGAGGAACGGACACGACCAACCGAGCGGGATGCCAACGCACGCCTCATGGCAGCGGCACCGGAACTGCTCGATGCTCTCCACGTCGCGCTGGACGCTCTCTGGGAATTGTCTCGTGCAGCCGATGGAGACGATGTGTTCTCGGTGGACCCCTGGAACGAGGGAGGTATTGGCTACGACGCCATACGGGAACTGAGGGACGTCATCGGGAAGGTGGCCGGATGACCACCCGCCCCTATTCCTCCATCCCGCTCGATGACCGCCTCTCCAATCTCACGCCCCAACAGGAACGCGCTCTCCGTCGCATCGAGTCCGCACACACGGTCATGCAGCAGGGCAGAGACGAGTTCGCCGCCGCCGTCATCGAAGCGATCGACGTGCATGGACTGACGTACGGGCTGATCGGTGCGCGGTTGGGGAAGGATCGGAGTGACGTGTTCAGGAGTGCGAAGAGGTTGCGGAATCGACATAAGAAACGGAGCGAGGGATGACGACAACACGACAGACTTACGAGAAGGCCCGCGAAGAACTTTACTGGTCAGGGATCCTGTTCGCGGTGGGAGCGCTCACGAATCACGACAACGTTTACGCGGGGATACTCGGTCACATGTTCGACCGTCCGAAGGTCGTTGTGAAACACGACATCGAGAAGAACCGCCGACTGATCGCCAGTCTCGATGTCAAGTAAGCCGCTCGTCGGTCACCATCGTCCGGTAAAAGGGCTGACGAACGACTGGCTCACTCCACCGTCGATCATCGAAGCGCTCGGACCGTTCGACTTGGACCCCTGCGCGAGCGTCGATCAACCGTGGGAGACAGCTCGCACGCAATGGACACACGGTGGGTTAGAAGTTCCGTGGACTGGATTCACGTGGATGAATCCTCCGTTCGGACGCGATATTCCCGCGTGGCTGAAACGCATGACCGAACACGACAACGGGATCGCCCTTTGCGCGGTGAGGACTGAGACGACGTGGTTCCGCGATTACGTGTGGAACGAGGCTGACGCGATCCTGTTCCTCCATCGTCGTCCACACTTCCACTATCCGGTGACAGGAGTACGCGCTAAGTCGAACAGCGGCGTTCCGATCTGTCTCGCAGGATACGGACTACTCGCGATGGAGCGATTGAAGAACAGCAGGATCAACGGAACCTACGTCAGTCAGTGGGAGCCGATTCATCCTCAATAACGACGCCTTCAACCTCCAACACCTGCGTCGTCTCGATCGCCATCGCTTCCGTCAGTCCTCGCAATGTCTTGTTCTGCAAGATCCGCTTGACCATCGCGCCCTTCACCTGCAACTGACCTGACGGTGGAGTCACATCCCCCGTTGACGACAACGCCTCTCTCTCCGCTCGCTGATGTGCGGGAAGGTCGCTGCCGAACAGCTTCGCCAGTCGCATGAGTCCAACGTCGTCAAGGTCCGCAATGACCGCCAGCGTCCCGCCCTGTTCGCGGATCCGCTTCCGCAGCTCAGTCACAGGCTGCATCAGTACCTCTTGGATCTCTGCGGCCTGATCCGCGTGCTTCGTCGCCGCCGCCACTCTCCGCCGTTTGTGTACGGCAACTTCCTTCGCGGTCATGAAGTTGTCGTATGCCTCGGCGCGTTCCTTCCACCGATGCTTACGACTCCACTGAGCGCACTGGTTCGTCGCTGGCTTGAGTCCGTACTTCTCCGCGTATCGACGACCGGCCTCCGCAATGGTGCGCTGTCCGTGGTCGAGGTTGAGGTAAATCGTGAATGCCTCGTATGCCTTACCGGATTCCTCCGGCTGACGTAGCCACGGATCACCCTTGTACTCGCGGTCGGCGTTCTTCGCGTAGTTCGGCATGGAGATGGGGGAACGCGCGAGTTCGGACATGCCACGAACGGTACTCCGAGTTGTTGTGGTCGTCACGGTAGCCCAAAGGAGTGATGGACAATTGTGGAATGATGTGGTATACTAGTTCAGCGGTGAGCTACGGGTCACTGACAACTGAATAGAGAGGGGGTGAACACGAATGGGTGAGATCATCTCAGCAGTCGAGGGAACCACGTACTCGATGCGCTACGCCGATCGCGTGGACGAGCACGTCGTCGGACCGAAGTGCACCGAGAACAAACTCGTTACGAGTTGCAGGCACTCGACGGCACGGTTCTCGCGAAGACAAGCAACGAGAACTACGTCGGACGTGCGATCAACGCGCAGCGACGCAAGGGCAACAACGCTGCACTGGTGGTCGTGCAGTACCACAACGGGAAGGTGCGTGACCGGATGGACATCCCGGAAGGGATGACGGTTACGCTTCGATAGTCGAGCGGAGGGTCGGGTAGGTCGGGATGACTACCCGACCCTCTTGCGTCTCGTGAGTGTCTATGCTACATTTGTGGAAGTCAACCGACGAGAGAGGAAACGGGATGAGCGAGTTCAGGCGCGAACGCATCAACTTCCGAATCGAGGTCCACGGCGAGATGGACATCGAGTACGAGGTTGGCGTCGAAACTCCGAAGCAAGCCTTCTGCCGAACGTACGACACGTCGTACACGAGCACCATCCAGGACATCGTCAAGAACGCTCACGACTTCTATTTCACCATCGAACCTACCGACATAGGCGATGACGACACCTGCCCCGACTGTGAGGGCACCGGCATGGTCATGCACGGACCGAACGAGGTCACGTGCGGCACGTGCGAGGGAGCCAAGACGTACGGCGGTCACACGGAAGTTGACCGAGCAGTCGAGATCGCGACCGGGGAAGGACCGCCGTTCTGATGCCACTCCAACCATTGCTCCGCGTGTACGTCTGCAACGACTTCACTGGTTACTGGCCGGTCGGTACAGCCGCGGTGATCGTTGCGAACGGAGAGGTCGCTGCACTGAACTTGCTTCACGGTGAACTAGAGAAGCGTGGATTACCTGTCAGCGGAACGGTTCATGAAATTGAGACATACGACCCGTCAGTCACCATCCTCTGCGACGGCAACTACTGATGAGCGAACTACCGATCCTCATCCCCGACCACACATCTGACTCCGACGTCCGTGACGCCGTCGTCACATGGAAGCGGTTCGCCAAGGCGCAGAAGCTCGCCGACATCCTCGACGGGGAAGGGATTACGGTCGAAGACTCCAAGCTCCTCGACACCGAGATGTGGCTGATGGTCCTGGCGCTGGCACAGGTGAAGAGAGCGAGCGTCGTGACGAGGTTACTGGCACTGGAGTTGTTGAGGGATCGAGAGGAGAGGAAACACCGTGGGTAGGGAACTCATCAAGCTTCCGGGAAGAGGCGATTACGTCAGCGGACATGAGGCACTGTTGCGCGCGGCCGAGATGGCCGAACGTTCTGACTCGTTGCTCGGATTGCCCCAGAACATACAGACACCTGATGACGTCCTCATGGGCAGCGCACTTGCTGGACTCGCGAACGCATACGCCGTCATCGCATTGACGGTAGTAACGGGAGAGCGCCAGTGAAAACCTATCCGTTCCTGTCCTCGACCGCCATCGCCATCGTCGGCGAACGCGGATCCGGCAAGACCGCACTCGCCTGTCATCTGCTCGACCAAGTCCCGAACCGCCCCATCTACGTCTACCAGCATCAGGACCCGGACCTCATCGCGTCCCGCGGCTGGACGCAGATGTACCGCCTTGAGCAGATGTACGACATCGACAATGCCGTCGTCTGGATGGACGAGCCACAGATCTCCATCCCAAAGCTCGACAAGCGCGCGAACGAAGGACTCCAACGCCTGCTTTCCATCGCGAGGCATCGAGACATCACGCTCATCATGTCAACGTGCGACACACGCTGGATCACGCGCGCGTTGGAGGCGTTCATCGACTGCTGGCTCATCAAGGACGTCGAGCCTCGGCTCGTCAAACAAGGCGCACTGATGAAAAAGATCATCCAGCGTCATGTGATCGTCGATCCGGATGAGTTCCGCCTCCCGCCCCATCAATACCTGTTCTACGGACGGCACTTCGACTCGTTGGACGGTCTGCACGAGTTTCGGTTGCCGGAATATTTCGATGAGCGATGGAGCAAGCCATATCGCGCGAAAACTGCGCCCGAAAGTGCGACGTTGTGGGAGGCATCATGACAGACGATCCACTCGAACCGTTCCGCGAGGACGTCGACCAGATGGTCGAGCGCGGCATCCGTCAGGCCGAGTACGCCAATCTCCTCGCAACCGTCGATTGGGTGCGCGTTAACGCCGTCATCCAGGAACGACTCGACGCGATGTGTGACGTGTTGCACGACGAGTTCGGGATCCGCGAGCCAGGTGAGCAGACCATCCTCAAGAACTACTTACGCGTGAAGAGTAAGCGTGTGTTCAACAGGAAGGGAGGATTGTAGTGAGTCCGCAGATTGCGTACGAGGATTGGAAGCCTCAGGGTGAAACTCTCCGTCTTGTCGCTCATGCGCAGGAGATCTGCGAGGAGTACGCCACTGCCGGGTACGACCTGACCCTCCGGCAGCTCTACTACCAGTTCGTTGCGCGCGACATCATTCGCAACAATCAGAAGGAATACAACCGACTCGGCACGATCATCAACAAGGCTCGACTATCGGGGCTCCTCGATTGGGATTACATCGTCGACCGTACGCGCAATCTTATGGCCCTTCCGCACTGGACCAAGCCGTCGTCGATCATTGACAGCGCAGCGCGTGGGTACCGGCTCGACAAGTGGAGCACACAACTGTGTCGCGTCGAAGTATGGGTCGAGAAGGAAGCGCTTGCCGGAGTGGTGAGCCGTGTTGCCGATCGGAACGACTGCGCGTGGTTCTCCTGTCGTGGGTATGTGTCTCAGTCCGAGATGTGGGGAGCCGCACAACGGTTCAGCCGGTATCTTGCAAGCGGACAGAACGTCATCATCCTTCATCTCGGCGATCACGATCCGTCCGGCATCGATATGACACGCGACATCGAAGAACGGCTGAACAACTTCGTCACCATCGACAAGGTCAACGACGGCTACGAGAGATGGTCGTCTCTCGAAGAAACGGATGACTCGCAAGACTTCGATGCGTTCAAGGACTGGATGCGCGGCAAAGACCTCGGTCGTGTCGAGATCCGTCGCATCGCTCTCAATCGAGACCAGATCGACGAATACAACCCTCCGCCCAACCCGGCCAAGATGACCGACTCTCGGTTCCAGTCCTACGCCGACGAGCACGGTGAAGAATCGTGGGAGCTGGATGCACTGCCGCCCGACGTACTCGACGCGCTGATCGAAGAACACATCCGAGACCTCATGGATGAAGAAAAATTTCGGGACGTTGAAGACGACGAAGAGGAACAACGACGCATCTTGACGGCTGTGTCTGAGCGATGGGAAGACGTCGCCGAATACCTGAACGGAGGAACGCCATGAAGTGGATTCGACGGTTCCGCACAACCGGACTCTCCGGAGCATCGATCATAGCCGCAGGTATGGGTGTCGGCTCCATACACAAGTACCTCGAAGACGGACTCGCTACTGCCGTCATCCTTGAAGCGCTCCGTGATCTCAAGGCGCGCGCCGACAAAGCCGCTCAAGAGAACGACGAGTGGTTCACGCCATGGGAGTACACGTCACATCCTGGTGGCGGCGTGTTCGGTAAACGCGGATTCCTTCGTGCGCTCGACGAACAGATCGACATCCACGAGAAGCGGCAGAGCGACATTTGGTCTGGGTTCATATGGGCGCGGGTGATGATCCGACGTCATCAGGAGGAAGTCGCGGAACTCATCATCAAGCATCACGACAAACAACGACAGGGAGTAATAACTTGAGCCAACTTGCGAAGATCGAGGCGCTGCTGTGGACGAGCTAGAGGAATTGAAGGCCCGAGCGTCAGAACGTTCTCGAAGTTGTGATGAGGACGGGGATTTCGTTCTCTACAGCGCTTGGCAAGAGGCTGAAGCCGACCTCGACCGTGCCATCGCCATCGCCGCGGCGTACTGGACGGCATGGGAATCAGACGTAAACGTCGGTAAGGAACTGCTGGCCGAGACAGAGAATGAACTAAACGAGGCCCGAGCCGCTGTGCTGACGGGACGTGACGCTATAGGCGACTACACCGAGGATTTCGACGTGAAAGTCGTGTGGTGGATGGACGACACCAAGTCCTACGAGCAGTACCGATGACCATCCGTGCAGCATTCGACGGCAAGTGTCCGGTCTGCGAGAACCCCATCTACAAAGGTGATGACATCGATCGGCTTGGACCCGAAGACGGAAGTGCATGGGCGCACGCTGAATGCGTGGAAGAAATGATGGTCGAATGATCCATCTCGACGATCTTCTCTTCTATCGTCTCCCCAATGACGCGATCGCCATCTGTCCGCTCTGCTGGAAGCAACCAGTGTGCGTCATCGGAGAGATCGATCGTGCCGAATGGAACTCGTTGTCCTCGTACGGCCCCGACCGTCTCGACACCTACGTTCTGTCCTGTTGTGGTTACGAAGCAGAGTGTGTCGAGTACCTCTTCATCGGCAAAGAGTCGGTCGTTTACTTCTTCCGTCCGTACCTCATCCGACCAAACGATAGTGTCGACAATCGCGCGCGCGAGGACGTCGAATGACCGACAAGCCACCATCCGCGTGGAAAACGTTCGTCTCTACTCGACCGAAGGTGATTCCGAAGAAGGTCAACGTGAAGTGTCCGTCGTGTCGAAGCTGGCTCGTCTACGAAACGAAGAGGAACCGATTCAAGTGTCACGACTGCGGTTGCACGTGGACGGTTGCCTACAAGGACTAGACCGCCCACTAAACCATCGCTACCATCCCGTCAAGGAACTCACAGGGAGGTCGTATGGCCCGCAACGGGATCGAATGTGACGAGCATGGCAAGTTCGAGTTCAAGGACGCGAAGTGGGAAATCGAGGAACCGAGTGAGTACCGGATCGGCGACCTCACGGTTCTACGTCCGGGCACTTGGACGTGGTTCTGTCCGGTATGTGGAAAGTTCATCAGTCGGGAGTTGTATCGACCTCCGTCAGATGTTCCAACGAGAGCCCCTGTGGAGCCCGTAGAGCATTTAGGGGGTCCTGGGATACCAGGCCAGGGGGTTGCGGGGCAGGAAGAAGCGGTCCTGGCTGAGTACGGTGGCTTGTAATCGACACAGGGAGGTACGGGAACGGGGAAACGGGGACGAGCACAGCAGCGAGCGCGTGGTGAGCGGAAAGAACCCAATGAGTCGGTGAAGGCGTTTCGAGCCCGCAAAGGGATCGCGACGCCGAAGCGCAAGCCGAGGAAGAAGTGATGGCGGCTTGGTGGGATGTGGGCGGAAAGTGGGACGACGAGTCCTACGACCGGGAGCAGGAGGCTGACGACGATCTCGGGTTCTACGGATTCGTGTTACTGCTGGCGGTGCTGACGATGGTTGTGTCGTTCCTCGCGGTGACGTGATGGCCGATTACTGCGAGGGGTGCGAGAACCTTGCGGACATCATCGAGCGGTTGGAAGACGCATTTGATGACGGAGTCGGTCCACCGGACGAACTCGCTGACGCCTGGTTCACGCAGCACGTTGTGAGCCTCAACTACCCACGGGTGAAACGGGATCTGGAGCCGATGTCGGGACAGATGCGACTCGGAGAGATGACCCAACAGGCGCTCCGGGAAACCGTCGCTGAAGACCTGGGCCTCACCGTGGACGAGCTGGATGATCTCCTCGACCGCATTGCTTTCGAGAAGTGATCGACTTCCGCTGCCCCCAATGTGACAACCGCGTTCGGCTCGACCTCCGAGGGATAGACGAGCACCCCGAGATCGTCGCGTTCATCGAGGCTTGGTGCTGCACGCGCCACCCTCGACCCGTCCGGATGGTTACCGAAGACGTCGAGCCCAAGTCGCTGTGCGCGGTCCATCACTCGACGGCCTGTGGGTGCTCTCGGCAATGATGCGTGAACCGACCCTTCGCCAGTCCCGCGTCCTTGATCTCGGTCGCAAGGGCGTCTCCGTCCAGGTCATCGCCCGCCGCCTCAACTACAACGGCCCCCAGGCCGTTCGGGACATCCTGTCCCGCTGGGGAGTAGAACCGGTCGAAGAGGTCCGGTTCACGCGGTCGGCCAAGCCGGACCGGATCAAGCCGAGAGGCGGGTCCGGAGGGGCTCGGAAGGGTCGCGCGCGGTCTTAGGTCTTAGGTCTTAATGTTCTACACTGTCCGGTCTATTGCCGCAATAGACCGGACCACCCGTCAATCTACCGACATATAGGTACCCCCCACCCGTATACCGTATACACCTGACACGAACAGTAGTTCGCAGGTTGCCTGATGACTAAACTCCCTGGTCAGACCCCGGTTAAAGAAGACTTGACTGGTATTGCCGCAACGGATATGGTCACGTTCTCCATGAGTGAAATGCGGATCAACGGACGCCACTTACGAGCCCTTCGAGAGCTACGAAAATGGTCTCTAACCGACCTTTCAAGGGTCGCTGGAGTCACTGTTTCGACCCTTTCGAGGGCAGAAAGGGGCGAAAGAGACCTCGCTGAGGCCACAATCGAGCGCATCGCGGAGACGTTTGGGGTCCCTTTGGTCGTTCTCGTCAATGCGGATCGGGACGAGAGCGTCAGTGCCTAGAGGCCGCGATCACTTCCATCAACCGGACCCACCAGAGCCCGGTACAGGGTGGGGCGATGGACTCGATGAAGGCGGCTACTCACGCGACAAGTTCTACTGCGGAGGCACCGACGCAAAGGGACACGCAGGCAAGGCTCGCGACCTCAAGGTGCAACCGTGGCTCCTCGACCTCATGTGGCGAGCCGCCGAGGAGATCCCAGCGTACAAGGGCCAGCTCGGCAACCTCGCTCGCAACGCGTTCACGCATCAGGTCAAGTACGACATTGAGCGCATCGCTGATCCGAAGAAACGCGAAGCCCTCATGCGCGAGTTTCGGCTGCACGTCGACATGGAAGAACAGGCGCGGCAGATGCAGCGGTACTCGGAGATGCAGCGGTACGTGTCGTCGTGTGGAGTGGCGCTGCCGGTCTACGCGAACTCGGGCAACTGGATGATGGTGACGCGCGAGATAGAGAAGATGCGGAAGAACCTCGATGAGGGTGTCATCTGGGAACCGTGCGCGACAGAGGTACTACAACTCATCGACGAATACGAGAAGAAGTTACGCACCGCCAACAAGACGAAGAAGTAGCGGGAGGAACATACGGGATGACGCCAATGACGTATGACGAGGCTGTCACGGTTGTAGCGAAGTACCTCGATCAAGTCACCGACCCAGTGCTGACTTCGCACGATGAAGCTGCCCACGAGCTACTCGATGGGCTAGGCTACCGCGGACTCGTCGCTGAGCTTGAGTGGTTCCACCGCCTACTCTCGAAGTTCGAGCCCGAGACGGCGAAGTGGCTCAAGCCTGGGTGCGCATTGCTCGGTTATCGATTTGGCGCTGTGTGATGACGCTCACCGATAGTCTTCGCTTCCCCGAATGGGTCGACCCCGAACGCTGGGAAAACAGCCAACAGTCCGTCTTCGAGGAAGTCGTCGCACGTTTCGATGAAGGGAACCGTATCGTTCTACTCGACAATCCGTGCGGTGGTGGAAAGTCTCTCCTCGCGTACATGGTGCATCAGGCCGTCAGCGAATCGTCGTACTATCTCGTCGGGACCAAGGGACTCCAGGACCAGATCGAACGCACACTCGGTCTTCCTGTCATCAAGGGCCGCGCGAACTACATTCCCAACGGTGTCGACAATCCGACCGGTCACTACACCGAGCCGACATGTTCCGACTGCGACTACGACAACCGTACAGACATGTGCTCGTATTGCACGAAGCCTGCGTTCTGTCCGTACTCATCGGCAAAGGAACTTGCGGCCATGCACCCTCTCCCTTGCGCCAATTACTCCTACGCTCTCGGCGAGTGGACATCTCCACGTTCGACGTTCCGTGACCGTCAGCTCGTCATCTGCGACGAGTCCGACACGATCATCGACCAACTGAAGTCATTCGTCTCCGTCGACATCTCGCCGCGGATGCAGCAACGCCTCCATCTCTCACCACCTGCACGCAAGACCGTTGAGTCCGCATGGGAGGAATGGTTCGACTACGCCATCCCGCACATCTCAGCCGAACGCACCAAGATCATCGGCAAGACACTGGAGAACCGACGCCTGCGTGAAAGGTATGCACGTCTCCTCGACAAACTCACATTCATCTCCGAAAACCTCGAAGGCTGGGTCTACGAGTACGAGCGTGACTACATTTCGTTCAAGCCGGTGACCGTCAATATGCTCGCGAATCAGTACCTCTGGAAGCACGGCGAGAAATTCCTGTTGATGACCGGGAGCGGTGGATCCCCAGAACAGGACATGAAAGATCTTGGCTTCGAGGGTGCGTGGGCTCCGGTGTTTGCTCCATCGACGTTCGATAAGTCCAGACGACCGATCTACCTATGCCCGTCTGCACGCATGACGAAGAAGACGGAAGTGACCGAGATGCCGAAGATGGCGCAGGCGTTCCTTGCGACGATCGACATGTATCCGGACTCGAAGATCCTCGTCCACACGCATTCGTATGCGCTGACGAAGACGCTCCTGAACGCGTACGAGGACTGGTACGACGACCAGGGGTACGATGTCTCGCTATCAGAAGGACGTCGCGTATTCGCCTACCTCAGCGGTGAAGAGAAGAACATCGCGCTCGCCGCGTTCGACAAGATAGAAAATGCCGTTCTTTTGGCCCCATCGCTCGACCGTGGTTACGACAATCCCGACATCGACGTCTGCATCATTACGAAGGTTCCGTCTCCATACCTCGGGTCGAAGCAGGTCAGTAAACGTCTTCGCGAGTACACGGATGGTGAGGCATGGTACGCCAACGAGACCATCAAGTCCCTTGTCCAGATGTACGGCCGCGTAATGCGAAGTGAAGAGGATCAAGGAATCACGATTATCTTGGATTCGATGTTCCCTATCTTCCACGGTCGTTGGAAGCGGATGTTCCCGAAGCATGTCAACGAGGCCATCGAGTCGAACTCGGCTATCCGTTTCCAACTCCGTCAGAGGATCCGCAATCAACCATCGTCATTCACTGCAACGTCTTGATTCTGTCGTCACTATCGACTACGATTCATTGTCCACTGCGGGAGGAACGGGATGCTCATGAAGTGACTAACCAGGCAACGACTCGTTTTCCTTGCTCGTCGCTGCCGGGATGTGTCACCGCCGATGGCGCGTACACGTGCTCGGCTGGCGGGACCTCCCGCAAGAGGTACGGCCATCCCGGCAGCGATCTTTCAGCCGACGAGAGGAGGTAGCGCATGACCGACGAGCACTGGAGCGAGACACACGACAACATCGTGGCGCTCGCAACACATCTCGTCCACGAGGAGGGATGGGACGCTCATCAACTCCTCGAACTCATCGAGAAACCGTGGCACTTCGACGCGGAGTGGACGGCCTATAAGGAAGGGAAGGTGGCGTAGATGGCTCCCTGGGGAGACGAAGCAACACTCGGTTCCGGTCTACCGGATCGGTTCCAGTTCACGGTGAGCAACTCGCGCGCGAAGTACCCGTACGAGAAGAACCCGACGCAGGTTGCCATCGTCATCGAGGGCGAGCAGAACATCGACGGCGAGATCGAGGATAACCACCTGTGGCTGAAGCCGGGAACCGCGTTCGAGACTGGTGACGAAGAGGGTACATTCCTCGTTCACCAGGAGCAGACACCGGACGTGTACGACGGCGGTGGTCCTAAGCCGAAGAAGATCAACAAGAACTCGGCATACGGGAAGTTCCTCGCATCGGCCATCAGCGTCATCGGGATCGACGAACTCGCCGCGCATCAGGAAGCGACGCACCCCGAGCAGTCCAAGTACCAGATCTGGGACGTGACGTTCTGGGAAGGACTGGTCCTCGACATCGAGGTCGTCGACGAGCCGTTCGACTTCACGGACGACGAGGGCAAGGAAGTCAAGGGTGTCTCGCGTCAGCCATACGTGCGGGCGCTGTTGGGAAAAGCCGACGTGAGCACTGCGACTGGTGCGGCCACTCCCACGCCGGAGGCCCAGAACACTGCGCCGACGCAGAACGGAAAGCCTGCACCTGGTGACTACCCGAACGCTCTCGCCTACATCGAGGCCGTGCAGAAGGCCGGTGGCGACGTGAGTGACGTCGCGGCATTGCAAGCCGAGTGGACCGCGGCGCAAGCCTGACGTGCCTGCCATCGATAGCAAGTTCGGGTGGGTCACAACATCCGTCGAGTCGCTCATCGATGACGAACCTGTCTTCATCATCCGAGCGAAGGACAAGGCGTCGATTCCGGCGCTGTTGAGTTACGCCGAGCACGCACACTACGCGGGTGCGTCGGCTGAGTTCGTGAACGATGTCATCGCTTCAGTGAAGAGATTCGAGTCGTGGCAGTTGAAGAACGGTGACATCGTAAAGGCACCGGACTAGTGACCGATCACACACTGACCCTTGGGCGATGCGAATACTGCGACAAGCCGTTGCAGCAGTCGCCCAAGGGTCGCGACAAGAAGTTCTGCGACAAGACGTGTCAATCGAAGAAACGAGCCGAGGACAAGCGGTATGGGCAAGGACATCGCATCGATCGAAGTGTGGGCTCGTCTGAACACGCTCGATAAGGGCGAGCAGTACACACACGACAGCAAGCGTTGGGCTGAATTGGTCAATCGCCTCTACGCATTGACCGAAGAGTTCACAGATATCGAGGCGAGTGTCCGATGACGCCGAAGTGGCAGGTCGGTAAGGAACCGTGGGTTTACTACGATCAGAACGCGGGCTTCCAAGTCTATCGGGCATCAGTTATTGGCGGGTGTATTCGGTCGCTCGTCGCTGCTCGGTTAGGTGAGAGTCCGTTTCCTCTACACGCGAACCTTCGGAAGTCCTTGGATGCGAGTGGTGGGCTGGAGGACGAGACCATCCGCAGGTTCACTATCGAGATGGCGAGCAGCGACGTCATCTGGCGACAAAAGATGGTCGAGTTAGTCGTTCCAACACCTAACTGCGAGTACGAGCAGGTCATCGTTCGCGGTCGCATCGACGGCATGTACCAGCTCGACGACTCCATCCTTGAAGTGAAGAACTTCGGCGACAACTACTTCGAGAAGTGGCACGACGGTTACAACCGCGGCGGCGTACTCGAAGGACTGGACGTGTTGCCGGGGTTCCTCGGTCAGAAATACCGCGTGCAGGGAGGGATCTACGGGCACGCGGCGGAACGGAAGGTGCGGTACGTCATCGGGCACAAGGTGAAGAAGCTTGGTGACGAAGACCTCGTAACCGGCGTGACGGATGAAACGTGGGTCATTGAGGAAATCGACATCTCCCCGCCCATCGTCCCCAACGACCTCTACCCACTCGCCGACCTGCACGCGCGTATCCAATTCATCGAGGAGTGTGCCGCCAACGACGAACTCCCCGAGTGCGATCAGAACTGTCGTGAGGGAGATCCGTACGGTGAGTCGCACTTCTTCGCTGGTCCGAAGAAAGGCGATGACGACGACCTCAGCAAAATGATCCGGATGGACGAGCTACGCGAACTCCTCGGGTCAAAGGGTGAGGACGACGGAACGAAACGCTGGGGGCTGCTGGGCGAGTACGAGGACTTGAAGGACTACTTCAAGAACTCATACGGCAATCAGCAGCACACGGAGAAAGTGACGGCGGGTCCGTTCACTGCATCGGTGGTCCCGTACAAAGGACGCATGACGGTGGACGCGAAGTGGCTGAAGAAATCGCATCCGGATATCTACGACCAGTCGCTCAAGCCGGGTAGGCCGTACTTCATGGTGACGGTGAAGAAGGCCAAGTCGGAACAGGGAGAGGAGTAAGGGTGGAAGACGTCGTCCGCGAACTAGAGAAGGCCGCGGGAGTTCTTCGCGCAGTCGAGCGATACCTCATCGCCTACAACGAGTCGATGGCCGCGCTCCACATGAGCGAGAAGGTCATGCAGTCGCCTCTCACGTCAGCCGTTCAGAACGCAGCATTCGACGCCGAACAAGCCGCACTTCGACTCAAGGGAGAGTAACGGGATGGCAACCAAGACAGAAGACCCGAAGTACGTCCGCATCACCGACAAGGGTGTCGCCGACGCGCGCCGCTACCACATGTTCAAGGACTGTTCGACGCTCCGCGGTGCCGAGGACATCGATCTGGAGACGATCTCCGACCGAGAAGCAACACTCCTCGGTGTGTCGGTGTGCTCGGTCTGCGAGAAGCGGAAGAGTGGTGGACCGGCGATCGATGCACTGGAGGGATTCTTCGGCGAGGACTTCCCCACGTACGGTGGGGAACCACGTGAACTCGCATGGAAACTGGTCGACTACCTGAAGGAACGCAACATCTACCTCGCGCAGCGTGGGGTTCGTGGCGAGAAGACCGAGGAGCCTGCGTCCGAGTGAACATCCAGACGCTTCTCCTCCAAGCCGAAGAGTGCGCTGACGTCGCGCTCGACAAGATCCACGAACAACGCGGCGAACTCATGGAAGTCGGGCTGACCGCGTATCAGCTCGGCGTCATCACCGGCAAGCTCGCGGACATTGTCGGTCAGCTACACACGGCGCGACGGATGATGCCGGGTTATCAGCGGAACGGAGGCGCATCATCCCACTCGTAGAACCAGACAACCTCCGCGAGAAGCTTCTCGTCATCGGTGGCGGCGGCGCAGGAAAGACAACCATGTGGCTCTCTATCGCGTGGTGGGCATTCCTCTCCGGTGACACCCGCAAGTTCTACGTCCTCGACACCGACGACGAAGCCGTCCTTCACGTGATGAATGAGCCCAAGTACGACGGGATGCTTCACTCGTTCAACGGCGAGATCCACAACGAGGGCGGCAACATCATCCTGTGGTCGGCCTACGAGTGGGACGAATACGAACGCTTCTCCACCTACGACAACTGGGAGAAATCAATCGCCGCCAAGGCGAAGAAGGGTGACTGGATAATCATCGACTTTGTCACGCACGTATGGACCGCAGCACAGGAAGGGTTCCTCCACGATGCGGTGAACAAGACCCGTGGCAAGGTGCTCTCGGATGCAGGGAAAGCCGGTCTCGAAGGCTGGGACATGTTCAAGACCGACTTCAACTGGAACGCAATCAACGGGGCCTACTACGACTTCATCAAACCCATCCTCATCAAGTCTCGCGCGCATGTGTTCCTGGCCGCGGAAGAGGAACCGATCAACCTCGACGCGAAGAAACTTGCCGATGAGTTGAAGGAACACGGCGCGCAGTTCGGAAAGTGGAAGGCTGTCGGTCAGAAGAAGTTGGCATACCAGTGCCGATCGTATCTACGTGTGCAGAGATTAGCGAGAGGAAGGGTCCTGCACACGAACGGTAAGGACCGGGCGCGGAAAGAGTTGAGTGGCGCGGACATGAAGCCGGACTTCTTCTCGGCCTACCTTCGTGACATAGCGGGCTGGAAGGTCGAACAATGATGCAGCGTCCGGGCCTTTTCCGCGATGCCATTGGTGCGTTCGTCAGTGTCCAGCTCGCCACCATCCTCAACATCGCCATGCGTGCATTCGTCATCATGTTCGTTGCGGCGGTTGTGGCGAAGAGGTTCGATGTGTTCGCGGCTGTTGGGTACGTCGAGAGTCTCGCGTGGTCGGCGGGATACGACCTCGTACGCGAACTCATTCCTGGAAGAAAGGACGAGTCATAACACTTCCAATCGCTGTTCGATTCTCACTTCCGAACGAAGCAGTCTCGCAGTCCTTCGGGCTACTTGCTATGCGTGGAGCCGGGAAATCGAATGCTGCCGTTGTCGTGGCAGAGACGATGTTCGACGAAGGTATCCCATGGGTTGCCATTGATCCGAAAGGTGACTGGTACGGGATACGTTCATCGTCAACTGGGAAGAAGCCCGGACTGTCCATTCCCGTGTTCGGCGGTATCCACGGAGACATTCCTCTTCATGCTGATGGGGGAGTTTTACTCGCTGATCTCATCATCGACGAGCGACTGACCTGTGTAGTAGACGTATCCGAGTTTACGAAGGGTGAGCAGACACGGTTTCTCGTCGACATGGCCGACAGACTCTTTCGTCGTCAACGACGTAGTCCGGAGCCCATGCATCTGTTCCTCGAAGAAGCACACGAGTACCTTCCGCAGCGCGTGATGCGCGATCAAGCCGTACTCGTCGGGCTGTGGTCTCGCATCGTCAAGCAAGGACGGGCATTCGGTCTCGGATGTACGGTCATCTCACAGCGTTCGGCATCGCTGAACAAAGACGTTCTCACGCAAATCGGGACGCTCATCGTTATGCGGACCCTTTCACCCCAGGATCGCAAGGCCATCAAGGACTGGGTCGACGAGTACGACGTCGACTCTACGATGCTGAAGTCGCTTCCCGAACTCGAAGATGGTGAGGCATGGGTGTGGTCGCCACAGTTCCTCAAGGTCTTCAAGCGCGTGAAGTTCCACCAGCGTCGGACGTTCGATAGTGGCGCGACTCCGAAACTCGGGAAGATCCGTGCGCCTAAGACACTTGCTCATATCGATATCAAGGCGATTGAGGCAAAGTGGGCTGAGTCGATCGAGCGCGCAAAGGAAGAGGATCCGCGAGAACTTCGTCGGAGGATTGCTGAATTGGAGCACAAGCTCATTCAGTCGAACGGGAAAGTCGAGCGAGTGGAGGTCGAAGTATCCATACCTACCCCGTACGTTCCAGAGATCATTGTCTCTCGCGTCAAAGAGGCTGAAGACATTCTTGGACAGTTACGGTTCTTCATAGCGAAACTGCCAACTAAGGTCGAAGAGAAGAAGGTCGTCCGTGAGGTTTCCTCCATCCGTAAGGACGAGGTCTCGCCCGTTCGACCGTCCGGGCGATCCGCAACGCCTCCGGACGACCTCTCTCTCGGTAAGGCTGAACGATCCGTTCTATCGATTCTCGCGCAGTTTCCGAAAGGCCGAACGTTCAATCAGCTCGCACTTCTCACGGGTTACTCACCACGCGCTTCGACGGTAAAGGTGGCCGTAAGCAAACTTCGCCGCATGGGTTACGTTGCGAACGGTCAGCCCATCAAGCCGACAGACGAAGGATTAACTGCGATCGAGGGGCACTACGAACCTCTTCCTCAGGGTGGGGCATTGCTCGACTACTGGCGCAATGAACTCGGTAAGGCTGAACGTTCGATACTCGACATCCTGGTGAAGAGGTATCCGGACGGAACGGACATCGATGCGGTTGCGCGCATTACTGGTTACAGTCCGGACGCTTCGACCATCAAGGTTGCGATGAGCAAGTTGCGCCGATTGGAATTAGCGTCTTGATGGGCTGCGAGTCAAGAATTTATGGACGCAATCCGATGAACTCACCTGCCGACTTCGACGCGCTCACCTGCTCGCGGAAGAAGAAGGGCGAAATCGCGATGATGTTGCAAGTCTGGAACGAGAGCATCTATCGCGGTGGATTCAGTGAGTCTCATCATCAGGGTGGCGGCATCCTCGGGATCAACTACTACGCAAAGGTTCGTACCGCCGCGAAGAAGGTCGGTCTGATGGTTGGGACTATCCCTTGGAACCCGAGGAAGATATGACGAAGTTCCTTGTCTCCCCTGCCGAACGCCCACCAATCACCACGCTTGGTACGAACTCGCCACTCCCCGAACGTGTCGGCTCAGACATCATCTGGCAGGGCGCGGAGGGGCTCGCGGGCTGTCAGCGCAAAGCCATCCCCGACCTCATCTCGTCTGTTCACGACAACCGACTCGGACGCGAGGTCGGACAGATGTCCAAAGCCGACCTGCGTTACCGATTCCTCGTCATCGAGGGTCAACCGTCCTGGGACCGTGAAGGCAATCTTGCAGGGTCGAGGTCACGTTGGTCGATACGTCAGCACAACGGCGTACTCTTGTCCGTCCAACAGCAAGGGATCCAGGTCGTCTCGTCACGTACGTCACTGGAGACATGCGCGGTCATCCAACACCTGTACGATTGGACGCAAAAGAAGGACCACGTGTCGAGTCTGCTGGCGCGAGAGAAGACGCCGAAGAACGGATGGGGGCAGGTCGACGACAAGACAACGTTCGTTCACTTCTTTAGCGCGGTCGACGACATCAAGGACAAGATGGCCGCGAGGATCTATGACATGTACGGAAATATCCTGACGCTAACGGTCGGTGAGGAGGAGTTGTTCAAGGTACCGGGACTAGGACCCAAGAGAGTCGCAAGCATCCTGAAAACGTTCGGGGTTGTTCAGCAGTCATCCACACGGGACGGTGGGTCATGAGCGACGGTGTTCTGAACCGCAACTGGCGGGCCGAGATCGGCTCCCGCATCCTCACGGTCGAGCAGCGCGAAGGCTCCTGGACCGACTGGAGTACGGAGCCCGAGACGAAGCGAGAGGGACCGTACTGGACCGTCATCGACAAGGACACGCAGCAGCAGATCGGATCGTTCGGCATGGCTGTCGAGATGGCGACGAAGGAAGCGGCGATGAAGGAAGGCGAGCGGTTCGGGTCGAAGTGGGACTGGCCGATGGTCGACCCCGACGAACTCGCGGAGCACAAGAGAACGGACGCCGATGGCTGAGGGCAAGCTCGTCTGCGAAATCGAGGCGCTCTGCGAGAAATGCGGCACCTGGCATTCGGTCGTCCTGACCGACACGAACACACCGGGCCGGGAGGAATGGACGATCCGTATGCGCTGTCTCGCCTGCGGGTTCGCTCCGCTCGCGACCGCGGGCAAGCAGGTCCGACGACTGGCTCACAACGAGTCCGGCGGTGACGAGTGAGACTCCGTGACCACCTGCGCGGCACGAAGGAGATTCCGTGGCATGGCAAGGCTATCCGGCTCGTTGAGGAAGGACGCCGCGTCCACGGCACCCACCTGATGCATGACGTGATGGTCTGTGTGGCGACGACGGACCCGGTGTTCGCGTTCCGGCGCTACATCAGCGACATCGGCACGTCATGGGGGGACAACGAGTCCAGTCGGAGACGGTGGGTCATGACCTGTCCGCGCTGCACGTCCTCGCAGGTCGTCACGAAGAACCGGCCCTACCTGTCGGCGTACCTCTCATGCCTCAGGTGCGACTACAAGTGGCGACTGGTCCGTGGCCGGGTGGTGCCCGCATGAACTTCGACCAGGCCATCATCCTGCTCACCGGGTTGGTCGTCGTCGGGAGCATCGCGTTCATGGTCTGGTACGAGAACCGGCCAACCCACCGCTGCGCTACTCCGCTGGCTGCTCGATACGGCGCTGAGTGGTCGTGCGCGTGCGGACGCACCTACGTCTTTGGCTCGTATCCAGGTGCGCTGCCCGGTGGAATGTGGAGACAGCGACTCGTGGACGAGTCCTCCAGTGAAGACGATCGGTCAACATGACTCACCTTGCGCGCTACGCGCGCTGCGTTCCCGGTAAGACCCGAGAGGCAGAGGGAGGACAGGGCGGCTTTGCCTCTGTCCCCCTTTGCTTCGAGGGAAGGGGGACAAATGGCGACTGAGCGGTTAGTTGTACCTGAAGAACATCTCGCCGAAGTCATTCGCGTTATTCGAACCGGAGTTCACCACACTCGTCCGCTGAAACGGGAAGTTCGTCTGGAATTACTGCGGTGGTGTGATGACGAGGAACAGTATCTTCGGGACCTCGAAGAAGATGACTGATCTCTCGGCTGTTCTCACCTTCCGCCAGCACCTTCGCGAATGCACGGCCTGTCCACTTCACGCACAATGCAAGGGTCCTGTCCCGTGGCGCGGTGACCTCAACCCCGAGTTCGCCGTCATGGGTGAGGCTCCCGGCAGGACTGAGGACGCGCGAAACGAACCGTTTGTCGGCGACACAGGCAACATCCTCAACCACTGGCTGAAAATCAAGGGATTCGATCCGAAGGTGATGACCTACTTCAACGCGGTGCAGTGTTACCCGAAGCGTCTACAACCGAAGCCCACCGCTGCGGAGATGAAGGCGTGTCGCGGATGGATGAACGGCCAACTGGAATTCATCCGGCCGAAGATCCTCATCACGCTGGGAGTGACAGCGTTCGAGTCGCTGATCGGCGGACGATGGCCGGAACTCAAACTCGTTCATGGGAAGCCTCTCATGCACCCGACATACGGCTGCTGGGTGTGGCCGTGTGTGGACGAGAAGACGAAGGCTCTTACCCCGCAAGGATGGAGAGGGTTCGAGGAACTTTCGGATGGAGATCTCATTGCAGTTGTGAACCCTCAGACGTTAACGTCTTCTTGGGAGCCTGCATCCTTCCATGGATACGACTACCACGATGAGATGGTCGTGATCGACGCGCGGTCATCCTCGCAATGGCTCTCCCCGAACCACCGTTGTCTCGTCCGTGATAGAGGGCAGAGACAATCAGTGATCGAGGCTTGGCAGCTAGATCCCCAACAAGCAAGACATGAGCTACCGATCCGTCATCAACTCCTAGCCGAACCAAGTCGTTCAATCGGTCAGGACTGGGCTGCGCTCGTTGCCTGGTACATCACCGAGGGCAGCATCCCTCACCACACTGGGAGTTCGATTCGTATCTACCAATCGTTGCGGACGGGACATGTTGAGACGATCAGGAAACTTCTCTACACAGTCGGGGCCACGTTCAAGGAACGTAATCCCCGCAGCGACGAATACGTCTTCTCGGTAACCGGACGAGTGGCCGAGAGGCTTCGTGCGCTAGCCCCTGGTCGAACAATGACTTCCGCGATGGCGCATCTGCCATATTCCGAAGCTGACGCATTTCTCCAAGCTTTCATCGATGGTGATGGACATCGTTCTACTCGACGTAATCGTGAGGAACTTTCCATCATTCAGAAACCAGGACCAACGGTTGACCAGCTTCAGATCCTCTTAGCGAGATTGGGCTGGAGGTCTATCGTTCGACCTCACGGCGACTGTGTGCGGATCGACATCAATGCGAAGTCCTGGTTCCAGCCTTACCCGCAGTCATTGGGAACAACGTCCTATCAAGGAACTATCTGGTGTCCTTCTACAAGCTCGGGATTCTGGGTGGCTCAACGCGACGGGTTCCCATTCATCACTGGTAATACCTACCACCCGTCCGCGTACTTGCGTGGGAGGAATAAGACCTACGAGACGAAGATCCTGAACGACCTCGAACGGTTGCGGATCTGGTGGACGAATCAAGAGGGTGGACTGGACATCTGTTACATCGCGAGTTGCGACCGACCGTTCTATCGGTATGACGACTGGGCGATCGGACTGTGTCAGCATCATGCACAACGACAGGGGAGCCTCTTCCCGGAAGACGTAGGAGCCAGATGACCAACGAGTCGAAGAAGTCACCACGCATCTCTGCCGGTGTCGCCATCGAGGAGATGCGTGCGGCATTGAACGTCGAGAGTGGCGAGCCCACGTTCGACGACGTCCAGTACGCCGCATACTGGGCGATGATCTATCTCGCCGAGAACAAGGCCGGTGAGTTCGGGCACGAGATGAAGAAGAGACGTGCCCTCGCGGAGCTGGACACATGAGCCTTACTGAACGTCGAGCAATATTCGTCTACGAGGGAGCACGACTCGCGGCCGTTGCTGCCAAGGCTCCAATCATCCCTGAACTATGGAAAGAACGCGAGCCGCATTTCCAGGAACAGTTCCTCGAAGTCATCGAACGACAGATGGGGCCGATGCGTTCGGAGTCACCCGAGGAACTTCATGGCTCTTGGGTGCAGGCGTACGTCGACATGGGATGGACGTATGGATCCGAACGCGATACCGAGAAGAAGACGCACCCGGACATGGTCCCGTACGCCAAACTCGGGCAGTTGGAGCAGGACAAGGATGCTGTGTTCGTAGCGCTGTGCGAGATCGCGCGTCAGTGGATTTACGACCTTCCGGATGAATCGGAGTTGGACACATGAGCGACCAGAACGGACTCAAGGGTGGAGTGCTTCTCGGTGGTCGACAGTTCACCATCACTCTCTCCCGCGAGCAGGACGCCACGCTGAAAGTTCTCGCGCAGATCAACAAGACCTCGGCTGGAGTGGTGCTCGACTACATCGTTGCCAAGGGGATAGACATGGCGTGGGAGGAATTCATGGTCAGTAAGTTGATGTGGTCGCTGGCGAATTGGGTGACGTGGGCGCGATGGGGGACGGCAGTTGAGCAGTCATCCAGTCGAGACACCGAGTCAGGAGGCAAGTGATGGGAACAAGGGCCGACTTCTACGTCGGACGCGGCAAAGACGCTGAGTGGCTGGGCTCGATCTCGTGCGACGGCTACCCCGAGGGCATCGACATCGACGTCCTGATGACGACGACGCGGGAGACCTACGAGGCCGCGCTGATGCGGTTCTTCGCCCAGCGTGACGACGTGTCCGGGCCTGACCACGGCTGGCCTTGGCCCTGGAACGACTCGAACATCACCGACTACGCCTACGCCTTCGATGAGGGCAAGGTCTGGGCGCATGGGTACGGCTGGTTCGATCCGATGCAACCCGAGCCTGAGGAACACGACGACTTCGGGAAGCCGACAACCGAGTTCCCGGATATGAGCGAGCGCAAGAACGTCGCCGTTCCGGGCTCGATTCGCTCAGGAATGATCGCGTTCGGAGTGACCGAGTGACCACTCGTCAGCACAAGTCCGCTGGCGGTGCGGAGTGAGCGACTACCCCGATAACTGGCCCGGGTTCACGGACGCCGAGGACATGCTGTGTGAGCACCATGCTTGCCGGTGCGCACGGGCGAACGAACTTGCATCTATGGGGCTGGTGCCGGATGCGATTCGCGCGCACGAGGAGCGGGTCAGGTGTCGGCAGCGACCGGCCCACAACGAGAGAACGGACGCATGAAGGCCGGGAAGCGTCCACCGTGCTCGAAGTCGGATTGCAAGAACAAGGCCATCGTCCGCACAACCGAAGGCTGGTTCTGCGGCAAGCACTCGCCGCGCAAGGACGGCAAGAAGAAGAGTTGGAGAGGCTCGTGACTTTCGGACGCCCGACGTGCGCTGGGGAAGCCCCATCCTGGGGTCCTGGCGCGGCGTCCGTTCACGAGTCCTCACCCGACGAGACTTGACAACCTCTAAGAAATGTGGTCCACGGATCCCTGTCGAAGATTGACCTGACGCAGAGAGCCTCCTAGCGTGAACGGGTCCGACCAAAGACCCCAACACGGGAGGCTCTCGCATGGCTACTGTACCCATCCAAGTCAAGCGTCATCCTGTCCTCACCGCCGTCCTCGCGTGGATCCTCGTCATGACTCCGGTGGGCATGACCGCTGAGGCCGCGTTCCATCTCGACCACACCTACGAGCCCAGTCATGGGATGGACCTCTTCCCTGACGTACAGGGGCTCCATACACAGCCGCCACAGGCCCTCCCTGCTCCTGTACGGGCTTCCGGCCACTCAGTTGTCGTCCAAGTCCATTTCAAGCCCGGAGGCGACTTCTGGCGGGCGCTGGCGAACTGTGAGAGCCCAGACGGACGGTCAGGCCGATACCTCGGCTACTTCCAGTTCCACCCGAACACGTGGCAGGCCACGGGTGGCGGGGACCTCGGGTCCTACGAACACCAGAAGACTCGCGCGCAACAGTGGGCCGCGAAGGTGGATCCGGGGTCAACCGCGGGCTGGCCGGTGTGTTGGTGGCGGGCGAAGCGAGCCACGGGTGGCTGAAGTCCATCTGTTCACCCTTGTCTGTCCGGTCATTCTCGACAGCGATGGCAATCACATCGCCGGGTGCGGCAAGGGCTGGGAGTCCACCAACCGGACGGAAGCGTGTACCGGGTGCGGGATGGTCGGCAAAGTGATCGACGTCACCTTTGTTCAGCCGGTCTAACCCTTCGTCGTCATGTTGGTGGGAACAACTTTGGTTCAACCGCGGATTCGTTGTTGTCCACGGCCTTCTTCGCCTCGTAGGCCACTCTCGCGAAAGATGACAATCCGTATCCGAACAACACTGTGCTCGCGACGTTTAACTTTCCGAGTGCGATGCTGCCGACATCGATTCCTGCCGAGAAGTCACTGGCTCGAAGCAGGAACGCCACGCCGACGCCCACGAGTACGACTACCACGAGTGTCGCCAAGTCGTTCCATTTCTTGTTGCTGACCAACTTCAACGCCGACACTGCCGTCCAGATCATTGCTCCTGCGACTACGAGTGGTGCGAACTCCATGACACCCTCCTCTATCGGGTACGACGGACGATATTAGCCCTTATGGTCCCGAGTTTGCCATCACGCCTGCGATGATTCCGGCGATGGTCAGCAGCACGAGGATGAACCCGGCTGCTGCGTAGATTCCTTGCCGACTCTCAACCGATCCAACCTTCTTCTGCTCGACAGCCGAGACCCGACTATCAACTTCACTCACGCGAGCTGCGACGAGATTCACTTTCTCGTCAACACGTGAGGCGAGGAGATTCACCTTCTCGTCCAGCGACACGTGTTGAACTGTGTACTCACCACGCGGCATGAACTGGTTGGACTGATCCGCAAGTTGAGCACGGAACTCGTTCACACTCTCGAACCGCTTCTCAGTCGCGGTCTCGGCCTTCAGGACCGCCTTATCCTGCGCCTCGAAGCGGTCGTAATACCGTTTATCCCGCTCGTCCATAACTTCTCTGTAGCGCCGGTCCCTCTCGTCCATCAGTTCACGTAGTTGAGCGATCTCTCGGTGGAGGGCGTCAGTTGTGAGGGCGGTTGGATCGGACTTGAACTTCCCCTCTTCCTCCCCAACACGCTGCGCTTGTTCGCTCATCTACGGCTTGGTCACCACGTCGTAGATGGCGTCAACTCCCTGCATGTATCCGCCATCCGGATTCGGTACCGTCAGATGCAGGTAGAGCGGCTTGAGGATCCCCCACTTGTCCTTCGCGAGTTCCTCAGTGAGAACCTCGCGCATCGCGTCCTTCAACTCTTGTTTCGTCGCCATATCGAACCAATCCTCCTCTGCTCCGGTGATCTTTCCCCGAACCTTCTCGCGGGTGAGCGTACGTCGTGCGTTGCGCTTGAGTCCGATATGGACGTGATCGGTGTGGGGCGAGGGGCCGGTGTAGCTACGCTCGTTGGGGTTCCCGAAGCCCACGACGCGACGGTTGAAGATAACGGATTGGATTCCGAGGTCGTTGGCGTTCTTGACGCACCAGTCGAACAACTTCCGGCCCTTGACGACGTCGGTCGTGAAGAAGTCGCACGCTCCGCACTCGCAATGTTCTGATCGCGTCCGAGCACAGCGAGAACGATCGCGGATGACCTCTGTACGCGAATAGCCGAAAACTTCGGCGACAACCTTCCTGAACGCTGCCATGCCGGGTGGAATGGATGACGAGTAGACCCCAGACGGTTCGTCGTATTGACTTAGCGACATGTCACCACCCTTATTCGCTCCGCTGAATTATAGGCTCACCAACGTTACGACCATGGACGCCCGCAGAATCGTCACTGGCCCTCCAACCTCTGTCCCTACTGCTGATCCACCGCGGTCCTTCGCGTCCTCGCCGATGGTGATACGAACTTTGTCGCCCGTTCTCATTGCGAACTCATCCGTTAACGAGATGAACGACTCATGAACAACATCTCGGTCCCGTGACTCCCTGTTCGCTGAGATAACCCCGTATGCGACCCCCTTGTGGAACTCCAGTCGGATCGTGTTGAAGCTTCCATCATTGTTGTCGAAGTTCGCGTATGCCGAAACGCGCCATTTAGCGTCGAAGGGGATGACCGCTACTTCCGCAACCGACGAGATTCCGTATGGATCGTACTCCACAGTTGAAAATGGAATCGGGTCATTGGCGTTGAGAGGGACCGGGATATCGCGGACCTTCCGCATCGTTGGCCAAATGAACCGGTCCTGCATCTCCGCGAACATCCCATCGCCGTACGTGTCGCATTCGAGTATCTGGTCGGGGTCCTCGCTGAAGTTGAACAACAAACGGAAAGGATTGGTCGGTGTGCCCTTCCCTCGGACATTGATGCACGCGTGCTTGTCGAATCGACAACCGCATTCGGTGAAGTCGATCTCTTCGTCGACGCACTCGACCATCGCTAACTCTCCAGCGATACGAAGGACACGACCATCGACGCCTGGAGGATGGACACTCCGGCTGTTGCGTCCTCCCCGACCGTGAACTTCACAAGGTCACCTTCGTTGAACAGGAACTCATTGGAGTAGTTGAGGAAAGACTCGTGGACGACATCAACATCACGGGACTCACGCGACGCCTCGATGATCGAGTATCCCCCACCCGAGTTGATCTCTAACCGGATGGTGTTGTAGGAGCCGTCGTTGTTGTCGAAGTTCGCATATCCGGTGACTCGGAACATACCGTCGAAGGGAATCTCGACCTCTGCCGACGAGAACGACATGGGCGTGAGGGCGTAGTCGTACTCCAGCGTGTCGTAGGTGAGATTGTCGTTGGCGTTGAACGAGGCAGAGGCGTTACGGACCTTCCGCACCGTCGCCACCGTGAACCGGTCCCGCATCTTGGCGAACAGTCCAGACGGCGTACATTCGATGATGTTGTCGGGGTCCGCAGAGATGATGGGGACGGGGGTGACGACTCCATCGACGACCGCCAGTTCGATGCAGTCCGAGTCCTCGAAGCTACATTGGCACCCAGCCGCGAGAACAGTCCCGCATCGTGGACAGTTCACTGAAAGGTCCGTAGCAGGAGGCTGTGAATGATACTATTCTCCTATGACTCGTTCAGGACGACCAACTTTAACCATCACCGACATCATGTCACTTGGTCAACGAACATCTGAGGGATGTCTTCTGTGGCCGCGCGGGACAAACGGACTCGGGTATGGACGCGTCAGGATCCATGGACGTCTCTGGGTCGTACATCGATTCGTTTGGACTGAGTTACGTGGCGAGATTCCAGAGGGGATAACGCTCGATCATGAATGTCATAATCGCGCGGCACGCAAGGAAAAGTGTCAAGTCCCCGAAGGGGAATGTCCACATCGAAGATGCTACGAACTCGGCCATCTTGTTCCACGGGAGCAGTGCGACAATTGGTCACGAGGTAACCAAGGTGGCGCTGCCATTCATCGGGCGAAAACGCATTGCCCTCAAGGCCATCCGTACTCAGGAGAGAATCTCTACGTACGACCGAACGGTGAGAGATGTTGTCGTCAATGTCGCCGCGAGGATGATCGTCATCGGAAGGAAATGAAACGTCTCAGTCGTTAAGACATCCACCAGCGATAACCGCTTGACAACGTGGACAGTTCGCCATGTGGTCCTAGTGTAGAGAGGTCTGTGCCACGAGCAAGGGTTTCAGGTCAGTAGATGCCGTGGAAGGGACAAATGCGGATGTCTTGGATCTCCTGCTGGCTGGTGCCGTCAGACAAAAAAGTGACTGGTTGGAGGATGAAATACACTCCGCCGTATGGATCACGGCCACCATCCGTCGCAACGAGAACCTGCCCCACTTGGTCCCATTCGCCGGTCATACCGCCATATCCACCAGTGAGTCGAGGTCCGACTTGATTGCCATCCCAATCAAGTATCTGACTCATCGTGTTGCTGCCACCCAGACCCAAGCTGATCGCGCCACTGCGATACCAGTAGCGATGTGTTGGGTCAGGTGTAACGAAGGTGATGCCGTATGTTTGTTCTCCGAATAACCCTTGACCAACGACATTCATCGGGTACGACCACTGCTGCCCGTACGCGCCGAATGCGTCATGCACGACATGGTGACTTCCGTCCCAGGCGAACATGTAATGCGAATTATCGGTGAACCCGAAACTCGACACGTTGAAGCCAAAAACATCATCGGGTGAGAGTTGCGCGATGACGTCCCCGTCTCCATCTCGCGAGAACACGCGTACGACGGGCTCGTCACCGAATGGTGCGTTTATCGCGAGCTGATTGCCGTCATACGACCAGCAATAGCTATAGATGGGTTTCGTCGATGTGAGTCCCGTTGCGGAAACGTCAACCACATCCACCGTCATCGTGGTGGTGTTCAGTCGGAAGATTCGTGGTTGCGGATGAGTTAGATCGGTGGCGAGGAATGAACAGTTGTTCGTGCGAGGGATGAACCGTAATTGCGTGCGTACCTCTAGCGTTGACGGGATGTCGTACTTATCGCTCAGGTCCGGTTCCCAGTCCGCGATGACATCACTTGTCGTATCCATCTTTGCGAACCACGGCTCGTGGCTTTGTGGGTCCGTGTCTATCCCGCCGAAGGTCGAGTCGTAGGTCAGACCTACCACCACCATCGACTTGTCGAGGTTCCAGCCTGACCACACGTTATAGTCAAGAAAGATTCCCGCTGACTCCAGGAACTCCGGTACATCCGGATCGAACCGTTGGAAGGTCACTCCGGGATGTTGTTGCTGTGGTGGGAAACGTCGTCGGCCGCGGAGGTAACCGAGGATCGGGCGGATGACGACATCGCCGAGATCTGGCTCGACCCATCCCCAATAATCATTGTCCACCGTCACCCAAGAACCGTCCAAACGTCTTGATCGAAAGAAAGGTCTTCCGGATCAGTCGGATCTTCACCGGGAGGCCATGTAGCAGGCACGTCGTCGATCGTCTTGCGGATTGCTCCATAGAATTGCCCGCGGCCGTGGATGAGATCGATCATCGTCCAGTCGCCCGTCAGATCGGTGGACGAGGCGATGCCACCATGACCCGTCAGTGGTGCATCCATCGTGAAGTCGCCCGCAAGGTCCGGAATGGTGAGAGTTCCGATGCCCTTGAGGATGGCGATCATCGTCTGTTCGAGAACGGTCATGGTGGGCGACATTGTCCCGACACCGTGAACGATTAGTTCCATGCCGAAGGCCTCCTGCGCGGTGGGCGAACAGGATCCGACGCCGGTCATTTGGCACGCGATAGCGAACGATTCCTCTAGGGAAAACGTGCCTGCACCTACGCCGAGGATGACGAGTGCCATGGCGTAGGTTTCGTTCAGTTCAACGGAAAGGGAGCCTTGCCCGAGTGCCGCCATTTGCATGGCGAATACTTCCTGAAGTTCTGCTGCGAGAGTTCCGACACCGGTTGTCGTGAGTTGGATGACTATGTCGTTTTGAAGGTCGGGGGTGAGGGTCCCGACTCCGGTCATGGTCGAGAGGAGACCAAGGTCCACAATGGCGTCTGCGGTAAGGGAGCCGACTCCGATCATGCGGGCTTCCATTGTGAGCCGACATTCATCGGACGTGTTGACCGGTGGACTACTGAAGTTAAGAAGGGTCGCCATGGGTCGCCATCAGCCGAAGGTCCCACGGGCCAGGCACATCCCGTTCTTGAACTCGATTCCGAGCACGAAGTTTGCCCACGCAACAAAGTTGAACGGGACCACAAAGTCCTTGTCGGTAATGGACGTCATGAAGTCGATGTAGTCATCGGTGAAGTTGATGATGAGCGAGAAGTTAGCCCATGGGAGGAAAGTGAAGGGGACCGTGAAGTCCTTGTCGGTGATATCGGTGGCGTAGTCGATCCAGTCATCGGTAAAACCGATACCGAGTGCAAAGTTGTCCCAGTCATTGAACGTCAGCGGAACATCGAATGTGCGGGGTGGGGTGTCGTCAAGGTTCGGGTAGTTGAAGTCGAGTAACGTCGCCAAGGCGCTAGACCGGGCGAGTGATGATGTGTGAGGTTAAATTAACCGCACCAAACGAATCCTTACCTATAACGGTCCAGGTGTTCCCGTCAATGACGGTAGTGTCCCCCAATTCAACGGTTCCCCCGGTAGGGATGGCTAAGAAGTCGGCCTTGATAAGTCCTCTCATTCCTCCCGCAAGTCTCATGTTTGTCGCACCGGAAACGTGTGTGAGCCGGATGCGTGCTGCAACCCCCTTGCCTCCCTGCCAGTAATCGTTTTCGTTTACTGCGTTGGAGCCCTCTTGGAGAGTCCATGCTCCGGAGGTAGCGCTTACCCACTTGGACACTGTCGCGTCAGTGACGCCCGGGAGCCGCGAGAAGGCCGCAGAACTGGTCGAGGTGTCCACTATGCAGAGTGGACACCCGTCAGAGTATGCAGAAATGAGCGAGTCCATCAGGTGCGCACCCCAGTTACTAGACGTGCTCCCGACACGCGTGGCGTAGTGAACGGCGTTCTTCGTGAGCTTGAGCCAGTACGAGAAGCCGGTCGTGTTCAGGACAGCGGTTGCCCCTCTTCGTGCCCCAGTCACGCTGGCGTAGCTGGCGAGAGTGTCGGTACGCCAGAAGCCTGTCCCAACCGGTGCGGATGTTGATGCACTTGCGCAAGGTCGTCTGAACCGTTTGTTCGTGCTTCCTTCATAGTCCTCGAACGCACCAAAAGAGGATGTCGACGCACCGTCAGGAACCGGAATCTCCAGCGCGAAGTACCAGTCCGTTCCTGAGTCGTTGGCGTCGGTGCCTGATCCCGCGCACTTGAAAACATCGAGAGAGTACGAACTGCTACCAGATTGTCCTGTTCCCGTTCCCGCTGACACGTTCTCCACGAATGACCAGTTCGCAACACCCGATCCGCCGACGAGATCCTTCAACTTCTGAGACATCTGCGACCAAGGTGAGGCGTGTGTGATGGTTCCAGCGGACCAGGCCACGACTTAACTTTCCTGGACGACGACGCCGCCCACCGCGAACCTGACCGAATCTCCGGTGTTGACGACACGGTTGGTCGTCAAATTCCCCCAGTAATGGATGTTCTCGGTTGTTGCTGCCTTGAGACTCGCGGCTACCACGGTTCCCCAGTTCGCTGTTGCGGTCGCCCAGGAGATGATGTTCGTGTTGGATGTTTGTTGTGACGCCACAGCCGCCCAGTTGCTTGTGTCCAGCGGGTAGGTCTGTCGCGCGTATCCAGTCCCAATCGTTGAGACCTCCGTGCCACCACCAGAGCTGGTCGGTGCGGTCGTGTATAACTCGACATCAAGGTTGGCAGGTGGCGTGAACGTCGCCTCGCTCGTCCAATGCTTAAGGATCAGGTTCGAGAGGAAGTTACCCTTGCCGGAAGCCATCAGTTACCCCCCGTCAAGAGTTCGGTGATGAGGTCATGAGCAGCGATCGAGAGCGTCCCTTTCGTTACTTCTCGCGCACCATGCAACTGCGCGTTGATAATGAGCATGATCTTCTTCGGCAATTCCTTTCCGTCGTCATCTTCCTCGTGATCCGTTATCGCCAACGAGAGGTCAGCCGTTGGGAACATCTTTCGTAGCACCGCCAGTTCGTCCTCAAAGTCACTCAACTTCGGAGTCGCCATCAGTTCGCCCTCGCGTCAACCGAGAAGTCCGCGACCGCGTGCATCTCGACCTCGATGGTGTGCATGAGGCCGGTGAAGAACTTCGGCCGCTCGTTCGCGAATGCCTCGAAGTGCTCAGGCCCGAGTTCTCCCATGTCCCGCCAGTTGAACTCGATGCCCATCTTCTCGAAGAACTTCGCGAGAACACATGCCTCCCAGTGGATGAGGGAGATGGACTTCCCCATGAAGTCGAGGACGACTTGTGTCGAGGCGTCGAGGAATTCAACCTTGCCTTCGAGAAGGTTGGTCTGCTGTTCGACCCGAGTGGTTGCAGCGTCGAGAAGGTCCCGTGATACCGCAAGAGTGTTCTGGAAGCGATACGCGATGACCGTGAAGACCACGGTCAGGATTCCAATGACGATGTATGGTCCCATGACTCCTCCTCTGAACGAAAGTACCAGTCACGCCTCCGGATAGGAACGCATTACGCAGATTCGTCTTCTCGCAGCTCAACCGTCTCGACGAAATGGATAGTGACGCGAAGGGGTCCGGTCCCGCCTCCTGTCTCCAGAACGTCGACCGTGAAGATGTCACCTTTCTCGAACGTGGTTCGCAAAGGGAGCCGTTCAGGACCGACAACCTCACCAATCGGAACCGTGGGCAGACGCCCATTGAAGATGCTGATCCCGTTCTTGTAGACCTCGAACTCAGCTTCAGTGGTTCCATCGCCAGATGACCGCTCGGCTCGTACGAACCTGATGACGCCATTCCTATCCGCGGCGAGGGAGTGCCCCGCAGCTATCCGTAGGTTCTTCCAGGACTGCCAGCTATATGCACGGGTGGCGAGCGCGGCCAACAGCCGCAGGAGGTCGCCGTGGTCATGCCTCTCCAATGAACGAAGGCGTTCCTCGGCCGTAGCTATCTTGTCTGGAAGTCCACCGATACCTCCTCGCGGATCAGGCATCTGATGTTCTCCCAAGCGGCGTTAGGGTCGTCTCGATGATCGACTTCTTCCCTTGGACCTGACCGCTCACCCGTTGCAGTCGCATGAGTTCCTTTACATCGCGGCACCCGAGCAATTGACCGGACAATCGCGTGTCGCATCGTGTCCCTGGGATGAGTTGGCGCAGGTGTGGACCATCCTGATTCACTTGAGCGCTCACGTAGTTCGGTGGTGTTTTGAGGAACTCCCAACGCGATAATGCAGCGGCATGTGCGGATTCGGCGTCCTTGATGTTCAAGTCTGTCTCGTGTTGCTCAACGAGTCCAAACACAGAATCCACTCCACCAGCCGACTCGTTGACCCGTTGTTCCCTCAACTCGCCAGTGAACCGGTATCTCGTTGCTAGATCCCCGCCGCGTTCCTCAAGGTCGGCCATTTCACACACCGGGTCCCAGAGCTTCAACACCTGGGGGAAGAGGATCTCCACACCGCCGATATAGATGGTCCGGGCGATCGCGGTGAAGTCCAACCCCGCGCTGAATACCGTCCTCATAAGGTCGGCGGCGCGTGGAGAGTCCTTCTTCTTCATGGTCATTTCCATGCTGATACCAGTGGGCTTGGCGGTCACACGGATGTTCGGCGACGGGTCTTCCTCTAACGCGTCTTCCACTAACACATTGAAAATGTTCGCGAGGTCGGTCGAGAGATTCCGGTCGTGCAATGACAGGTACCGCCGCTCAAAGACCATGAAAATATCGCGCGCCGTGAATTCAATCAGTTTGCGGTTGAACTTGAGGGTCTGAAGCGGACCGGACCATGCAAGGTAGTTATCGGCATAGATGTTCATGTCGTGTGACCACGTACGAATGGGATTAACGCGAACCTCGCTGATGCGACTGGCTCGTGCGTTCATGAGGTCGCAGCAGAACGATCGTGCCTCACCGGTTGTCGGCAGGCTCGCCCGTGCGCCCGAGAAGTTGTTCAGGATAGCGTCCCAACTCATCGCCTGGAACGGGAACTCGAACCGCGGGCCGGTTCCGCCCTTCTCCGTGATGACTAGACGGTACTCAGGACATCCGAGTGTCGCGAGTGACTGTGCCACCTACAAACTCCGGTCGAAACGCTCGACCGTGACCAGAACGTCTTCATCACCGTTGTTCTCCACGCAGACGCAAAGGGACGTACACGCGGCCATGTCCGGTGGTGCGAACAGGTCACCTTCGACACGGTTGGAGACATACGGATCGAGAATCGCAAACCCTGAACGGTAGTCCTTCAATGAAGGATCCCAATACTGCACCTTGCGGGTACGACCATCGATGACGAGCTTGGCGTCCTGCTCGATTTCAGTCACGCGGTACGACCAACACGGTGACCCCTCGTGTCCGGGTGGACAATTGTCATCGAAGGTCGGGCGTGCCGTGATGTCGATGTCGGTCGCATCTCCACCCGTGGCCTCGACAGTGATACGAAGAGTAGCGTCTCCTGGCCACTTATTGGTTGTCGTGATACCACACACTTGATCGGTTGGTTCTGCGACCTCCTCGATAACTGTTTCTGCTGGCGCGTAAAGGAATGGCATCTGTGCGCCGAGTTGGAAGGATACCTGCTGGATACGGTGCTCGTTGAGTCCTTCGCGGATCTGCGATGGAGGGATGTAGTCGACAAGTCCAACACCAACCATGTGACGGAAGTACGGCTCAGAGTCGGAACCTGCGGCTGTATCGGGACAGGACTTCAACATCGTCAATTCGTCATTAACACATGCCGAACAACATCCGCGAAGAACCTCGTACAGCCATGACTCTCCGTAATCCATACCGCGTTCAGAGGTAGAGATGAGCTGTCCGTTCACCGAGATTATTCGCTGGTGAAGCTCAAGTGGAGACAGCCAGCCACCGACATCTGAGCGTGCCGTCATCTCACGATCGAATGGGCTCCCAAGAGAGATGTACCCAGGGAATAGACCGAGGAACTCCTCCGACTCCGGTCGGTTGGAGTCATACCAGGGCGCATCGTCATCGGCGGGATTCGTGTATTCCAGAACGACGTCGTAGTCATCCGTCTGGTCGAGAGCATCACAATGACACCCGGTCGCAACGTTGAAACTCGCTCCACCGAGTTCCTTCATATAGGCGCGCGTGCGATTGCCGTTGGCGATCTCACGACCGCTGAGGCAAAGATACTTTTGCCACCGCATCAGCGTGTGGACTCCTGCGCCAACCTCGCGGAGATAGCGAACCAGAGGTCTTCCTCGTCGCGATCGGCATGGTGGATGTTAAGCACGGGCGCGATGATTCTTGGTTCGCCCTGCTGCACCATCCGACGTGAATCCGGATGAGAGAAGACATCTGAACCCTTCGGCAGATTGACCAATTCCGGTCCTTTCTCACCCACGACGGTCCACCCACCAAGGGAGTTTCGCATTCCGTGTTGCGCGACCGGTATGGTTCCCGGCAGAAGAGGAATACGGAAAGGATCCCCCTTGACGATGTTGTTGATGTCGATGATCGCGTTCTTCATCCGTTCTAATTTGTCGAGGATCTCTCCCAGCGTCAGATCCTCGGTATCGAATTTATCGTTCAACCTGTCAAGAGCTTGAGCCGCATCATCGATCGATCGTTTCGCTCGGATGTGAGCATCCTCAAGTCTCTGTTGGGCGTCAAAGAGATGACGTGAGTTCTCTCTCTCCAAGTCGTCCAACCTCTCTATCGCATCCTCGAATGCGCGCTGCCTGTCCTCGAACGCCTCCTGAAGCGCCTTGTTCGCATCGAATATCTGACGGTTGGATTCGATCTCCAGGTCATTGAGATCACGGATACGATCGGCATGTTCTCTCGCTGCATTTCTCCGGAAATCCTCAAGCTCACGTTCCCGTTCGAGATTGAAGTCCTTGAGATCACCCCCACCACGAGCCTCGTTTAGTTTCTGACGAGCGGCACGTTCAGTAACAACATCGTCCTCGCGCTGTGCATCCTCAATGGCTCGGAACGCTGAGACGATATCGAACGCAGCTTGGTCGCGAATCTTCTTTTCTTCACGCGCGAAATCCTGAAGCTTGCGGTTGTGGTCGCGATTGAGATCCTCAGTTTTACGGTTGTGTTCGAGGAGAGTCTCTTCCAATTTGCGCTGACGGTCCTCACGCGCACGCTGGAGTTTGATGTTCGCGTCTTCGATCTTCTCGTTTGCGTCTTGGAGGGAACGCTGGTTCTGTTGATTAACGTCACGTGTACGTTCAAGTGCATCTTCACGAGCACGTGCCAGGTTGAGTTCAGCGTCAGTGATGGATTTGTCTGCGTCCTCGACTGCTCGCTGGTAACGGACGTGAGCATCGGCTAACTGCTGAAGATTCTCGGCAGTGAGTTCAGTCTCATCATTCAGCCCGCGGAGAGAATCGATAACCGTGTCTGAGATGCCGTCGAGATTAGAGAGTTCATCCGCGAACGCCTTGGCTTCCTTGCGCGCTGCTGCCCCGTTGTCGGTGAATAACTTCATGATTTTTGCTGCCACGTACAGGATGGGGAACATCACTTTGAGACCCTCGACGAGGTCATGGAAGATACGCAGGAGTACGGGAGAGTCCTTGATGAACGCTCTAATCCCGTCGATGAACTTCAACCAGAACACAACTCCGCGCGCCATGACGATGACGAAACCGAGCATGAGATCAGCGATTTTCGTCAGTATGGGTGCAAGTTGTGTTCCGAGATCCTTGATGACGTCGTCAATGACCGCACGAGTTACCTCGAAGATTTCGTTCAGGGTACGGGGAGCCTCAGGAATACGTTCCAGCCGAGCACGCGCTTCCTCAACGAGACCGAGTAGAGACAACAATGCACGTTCTCCGGACGTGAAGCTCCCTTCGATGGAGATACCAACGTCCTTTAACCCTTCGGCGATCCGCTTGAGGTCTTCCTCGTTCTGCGTGAAGTTAAGTCGCGTACGAGTAGCTTCGAGGTTCCCGGCGATAACGTCCTGAACGTCTTTGAGGGCTTGCTCGAATGTGACGCTGGCCTCGTGTCCTCGCCGCAGTCCTTCGGCGACCTTGAACAACGCGATCGACATCCGGGACGCCGCGCCTTCGGAGATGTCGAAGCTCTGGAGGAGTTGTCCGACGCTGTTGAGGTAATCGAGAGCAGCGGTCTGCGAGACACCAAACGCGAGTGTCGTGACTTCCGAGAACCGACGAACGATATCCGCGCTATCCCCGAACGTCGCTTCGATGTTGGCCTGGAGCGCGATGAACTGACTGCCGATCTTTGCAGCCTCGATACCGAACTTGACGACAGCCTCGATCATCTCGCCGATCTTTTTGATGAACTCAGCGGCGATGAGGATGACTCCAGCCACGCCACCAGCGAAACCAGTACCGAGGAGAATGGAGACGTCGCTGATCGAGAAGCCGAACGAGGCGAGCGCACCTTCAGCCTTCCCGAAGATGCCGCCGAGTTTCCCTGCTACTCCACCGAGGAATCCACCGCGTTGTGCCAGATGGTCGAATGCACCACTAAGTTTGCCACTGGCCTCAGTGACGCCACTGGCCTTAGCTGCGAGGATGTCGAACTCGCGCTGACGATCCTTCGCAAGTGCGGGATTGACACGATTGATGGCAGCGTTAAGTTCGGCACCGACCTTCTCCTGCGCCTTCAACTCCCGATCGGCAGCTTCTTCCGCGGCTTTGGCCGATGCCTCCCATGCCTTCCGCCGTTCGATCGCGAGTTGGTGAGCCTCCTCGGTCTCCTGAAGGAACAACTCTTGACGGATATTACGGATCTCTTCTGTCTGTTGCTTCTCTACCTGAAACGATTGTTCCTTTGCAGCCGCGACTTCATGTGCTGCCTGAGTCTCTAACTCGAAGAGGGAGCGCTGTACGGCCTCGCGTTCTCTTAGCGTCCCGATCGGTTCACCAAGTCCCTCACGAAGTTTCTGTTGCACTGCTTCGAGTTGGGGGATGACATCCGCAAATTGCGGGAAAAGTTCGATGCCCTTACTTGTCGCTGAGAGTTGACGGATCTTGCCTTCCAGGTCTCCTATTACTGTCGAGATGACCGCGAAGCCTTCCTTTGCACCCGAAACATCGAAGCTCTTGAGGATCCCGTTGATATCGAATTCGTCTCCGATTCCTTCGAGTTCTTGCCGGACACCCTCTGCGAACTTTTTGAACGCCCCACGCATGGACTCGAGAGACGCGATAGCTTCCGTCGCATTGACGGAAACTTCGAGTTCCGCGCTTCCAATGATGGGCATGTCGCTACCTAGGCGTCCTTACCGAGCGCCTTGACTTTGGGCTTCTGAATCGCCTTCGTGGCCTTGGACTTCTTCGTCGCGGTTCCGTTCGTCAAAGCCTTGACAGCCTCGCTGCGCTCGTCCATTCGTTCCCTGATGAGATCGGACAACCACTTCGAGATGTCGAGGAGATCTTCGGCGTCGATGTATGCCTCTGGATCGGTCATCAACTTGTCCCACGACGGCCTGTCTTCCTTTACGATCATCTGACGGATGAACGCAGTGACCTGATCGACGGAAGATTCACCTTCGAGTTGTTCTGGCGGCTTGCGGACGGTTGCGATGGGAACGCCCGGATACGTACGGAAGGTCTTCCCACCCAACTTGAACTTGTGACCAGGCCGCTTCTTACGTTCTGCGTCAAAATCGCGTTCTGCCATGTGCTACCTCCTAGCTCGACGGGAGACGGAACAGTGACGCTGGACGACGGCCGCGTAGGAGTTGGCCGGATGAGCGCAGCCCAACTTCGTCGGCGGCGTCGATAAGGAACGGGTTGCCTGATGTATCTCCTCTCCAGACGACCGGTCCAGTGGTCTTGAACTGATCCCCATTACTGCGTGTGCCGGGGTACGGGTTGGTCAGACGATACCGTCCACCGGACTGTGGGATGGTGTAACCAGTCGACTTGCCATCGTGGTGCAGGAACGCAATGGGATGATCGAATACAACCGAGTACGCCGCACCACCAATCGGCACTACGGATCCGGAATCACGAATATGACCTGACCGTCCGTCCGTCACTTTCCCCGTGGTCCCCGAGTAACGCGTGCCGATCTTCGGGATAGCGGCTTGCAGGACAGCGTCAGCAGCCGTTTTGACGAGCTGTCCAACTGGTCCTTCGGGCGTATCGATGAGTGCATTGACGCGATTGGGAAAGACCTCAATGGTCGTCTTGACATGGACCTCGATGTCGCCCATCACACCCCCGCCAACAGTTCCATCGCCATCCGGTCTGCCTCGTCCCACTTCGGGTTCATGCGCTCAGTCCCTTGTTTGGCCTGAGCTAGCATCTTCGCGTTCGCAACCCACTCGTCCAACTGCTTCTCCAGGTTCGCACGTGATCCGGCTTCGTCCATCATCAGGGTATACGTCAGCGCATAGAACTCTCGCGCGGTCAGAGAGTCGAAGGTCCGGGTGCCATTGAGCAAGCGTCCCTCGACGAGGAGAAGATTCGATCTTCCCCATTCCCAGACGTAAACCGCGTGTTCGATATCCCTTTCACAGATGACCTCGATGAGCCAGTTCGACAGGTCGGTGAGTTGCTCGACGGTGATGTAGACATTCCCGTCCTCCAACATCGGCCGCATGACGTCAGGCTCGGTCACGCACGAACAGACGAGGTCGATGAAGTCCGGAATGGTCGAAGCGAACAGAAACGGGCCGAGGGGCGCATCGAGCCTAACTTCCCACCAGCGTCTTCCGAGCTTGAAGGTATGTGTCTGATTCACACCACGGTAACCGCAAGCTGTACGACCACTCCTCCGACCCCGCCCTGAGGTCCGATGGGAGTCGTGGAGATGATGGCGACGGCATTGCGATCCTTATAGGCGGGGAGGAGTTTGTCAGCATTGGCGAGATCGACGATGGCCGCGCAGATAGTCATAGCCTCATCGAGGATCGACTCTCCCTTCGCCTGGAGTTCATTCGCGCTCGGAGGGGAACCACCCGTCTTGATGGTCGGCACGCATCTCAGCAACGCGATAGCAAAGGTGTGATTGAGGGGCATGGAACATCGGATGGGGATGGGTTGTCCTTGGAAACTGGAGCCAAGGTCCCCTTGTGACGATCCGGTCCACGACACGATGAACGTATCGACGCATTTCTGCCCAACGAAATCGTGAGCAATGAGTCCGGCATGGATGTACTGGCGCAATGGGATGTCGACGCCATCCGTTGCGAGACGAGTGGTGAGATTGTCGAGGATCGTTTGCGCGATATCGACGAGGCGTCCATCCATCAGCGGCTCTCCATGAAGTCAACCACCGCGTTCACCGCACGTTCAGTTGCTTTGCCGTCACACAAGTCACCATAGGCGTAGTCGACGGCTTCAGCACGCAACTCCCTCGCGCGCGGAAGGTCTTCGAGGGCTTCGAGGATACCGTCATAGAGGAACTCGGGCTCATCGACCGTGATGCCAGGGATGTGTGACCAGAACCTCATCCCGTGTTCGACGTTCCTGCGATACCACGGTGCATTCAAAACAAGGACGGGCCGACCGGTGGAGGCGAACTCATACAACGTCGAGGAGTTGTCACAGACGTACAGATCAGTTTCTTCCATGACGTCCCACCACGACTCCACGAACGGCACCTTCCTCCGCGCCCAGAACGTCCGAAAGTGCGAGTACATCCGCGGGTGACAATGACCGATGATGTCGAATGGACGATCCTCGCGACGGATGATGTTCGTAAGTTCAGTCTCATAATGGGGAAATGCCCACTGGGTCTCAGCAACGACCTGGATGTCCGCGTGGAACGAAAAGGCGACGGTGTTTACCGGTTCAGATAAGGCAAGTGGTGGAGGGCCGACATGAAACCCATCGAGATATGGAACACCGATCGCAACAGCCTGTTGTCCCGATGCTCTACACAGATCCGCATCACGTTCTGACGGACATAGGTTGAGAACGACCCGCTCACGCCCCGCACCACCTGAGTAACCAGAGTGATGTAGTCCACGACCATCAGAGTATGTCTGTCCGACCCCGTGGTTGACGAGGATGACCTTCGCCGGATTGACCGATCGATAGTCCGGTTGTGACGCCACGCACACGAGTGACCGTTCATCCTGTGGCACGGAGCGTTTGATGACATCGATACCCAGCTCTTGCGCTCGATCGGCGGCTCGGCCTCTTGCGTAGAAGATACCGCGGTACTTGGTCGGGAGGTTGTCATACAAGTGGAAGAGATGCTCGACGAGATGCTTGCCAGTGGCGTAAAAGGCGATGGTGGTCATAGCGACACCAGGCACGGGTCGTCTATGAGAAGCGGATCGGTGGAGGGATCAGGTGAGTAGAACCACGTGTGGAAGATCTCGTCGATGGCGTCGATACCCTTGTCCTCCAGGAACCGTCCGTAGTCGCGCCAGTGCTGCCCCGCACCGGCAGGAACGCGATCACCGGCTGCGGCGTAGGCGGCAGCACCGTTACGGGCTTTGCGGGCCATCTGATCGACGGAACGGTATGGGTAGTGGTGGATCTCGATGGGTGAGTCGGTTTGTGTGCCGACCATGCCGGGATAGCGAACGCCGTGATTGCCCATCTCAATCTGGAAGCCGGGGAGTGGACGGAACGCGACCTTCGGCAAGGGAGCAGCGAGTGTACGTTTCCAGCGGATGCGTTTGATGGGATCGTCGATGGTCTCGTCGTCTTCGGATGTGACGACATGGTCGTAAAGAATCGCGAACTCGACGTGCCAGTCAATACCCTCACCGAGGTACTCCCTGAACGGTGCGCCGTAGTCCTCCATCCACACCCAGACCTCGTCGGCATCGAAAGGAACGATCCAGTCTGCGTCGTAATCGTCACGCGCCATCTCGGCGAGGGCGGTCATCTTCTGTGATTGGAGGTACGCCGGTTCATAGTCCGGAACGAGCGTCAGCCACGGTGCGTTGATGGACTCTTGTTCGAGGAGGTATCCGAGCGTTCCGTCAGTCGAGCAATTGTCCGCGATGATGACGTGGTCGAGTTGACGCAACATCCGCGGCAGAGTGTACGGCAGGATGTCCATCTCGTCCTTGCACATGCACACGCCGACAACTCGCGTCATCAGTAACCACTCCCGATGCGTTGCGCGCCGATGTGGTGAACCCATTCGGCTGAGTCTCGTGGTCCCCAATACGCAGCCCGGAGTAGCGGGTCAGAGAACAACGCGTCACTGAACACGTGCTCGGAACGTGGTCCTGTCGGCCAGCCGGTACGAGTCAGGACTCGCCGATACAGCGACGGATTGGTAGTGAAATGTAGCCGGTGTTCAAGCCACTGATAACCGTTCCACTCACAGTCCTTGTATTCGTCCGGCCACATCTCGACGATCCCGCCAGCCTTCTCCTCGGCTTCATTCCAGGACTGACGGCGTAACGCGAGTTGAACGACATGAGGGCGATGTTCGAGGACTTCGATCATCGGTCGGAGGTTCAGTGGCCAGTTGAAGACGAAGTCGTCCTCCAAGTGGAAGACGTAGTCCTCATCGGCGTGTTTGACGATGCCCCATGCGCGGTTGATGGCGCTGCCGAACCCTCCGCGCGATCCTCCACAGACCTCGAAGTCGGGGTAGCGACGAATGAGTTCCGATACATGCTGCGAGTCGCGGTCGGTGTGGATGATGGCTCGCGTGATGTTGCCGATGAGGTTGTCTTCCGCGGACGAGATAGTGCGTTCGAGGAGTTCATCGCGACCGTCCGTCATCACGAGTAGCAGCACACTCATGTCGTCACCCCCGCTACCTGTTGACTCTTCCACTTCTCGAAGTCCTTGAGGATACGTTCGCGAAGACCTTCCTTGTCCGCGATCGTGTTGTTGCGACCATCCGCTCGCCAGTGCGCGCGATAGATGGCCTTCGGGACACGGATGACGCGGTTGCGGAGATGAAGGATACGGAGGAACAACGCCCAGTCCTCGTATGCCTCCCATTGCTCCTGAAATCCACCGACCTGATCGAAGAGTTCACTGCGGATAGGCGATCCGATGACGAGGTAGTTCCCGCGTTCAAGCGGTCTGATCGTGAACAGTTTCGGTCGAGGTTCGGGATCCTCGGGCGTGATGAACTGAACAGCAGGATTGAGAACAGCGGCAGACGTGATGGACGAGCGGGCCATATAACGGAGGAAGTCCGGCGCGAGTTCATCGTCGGCATCGAGGAACATGAGCCACTTGGCCTTCTTCGCCTGATTGGCAGCGGTGTTGCGAGCCTCGGCTAGGGTGCGTCCGTGGTAGTGAACGATGTCGAGTGGCTGGACGGATTGACGTTCGACGGATGGGATGGCACGTGACTTCGCCAGGTTGACCCATGACTTGTCACCGTATGTCGCGACGATGATGGACATGTCTACCATCGCGCACCCTTTGAAGAATTGCATCGCATGTGGGCTGTTTGCAAGTTCGCGGCATCATCAGTTCCACCAAGGATTACAGGAATGATGTGATCTACAGTTGGAGCAAGCGGGTGTGGATACGTCTTGATTCGCTGGCTCACCGGTTTCTTACATATCTGGCACATCCATTCATCACGTTGAAAAATCTCACGACGTCGAATCCTGTAACGACGTGCGCGACGTTTGTCCCTTGCTCGATTGCGACATAAGGGCGAACAATAACGACTCTTGTATCCCCAGGGTCGGAAACGTGTCGAGCAAACCTCACAAATCATCTCATCGGGAATAGCGTGACGCCCCTCATACAAGCGAAGTCCCGCTCGCCGCTTGATGGTTTCTCGTTCCTTCGCGGCAACACGAGTGCATCTAATAGAGCATCGCTTTTGCCCATTAGCCCAAGGCGTGAACCACTTACGACATTGAGGACAACGAAGTTTCTTCGTCTTCACGCCCATAGTCGTCTCCGCTGTGCGAACAATGCTCGATCCTGACGCACTCGTTTGAACCCTTGAAGATACGTACTGTCAATCTTCCCCTTCGGTTTTCCCTTCGAGTCGTACAGGTGAGGATGGAAGTGTTCTACGTGGGAATCCTCAGCAAAGGCCCAAGCGTTGCGTGCCTTAGCTGTAGCAACCAATTCGTCGTCGACGTAGAGATGGTGGTACCTCTCGCAGAGAATCGCATCCAGCCGGTCAATGGTTCCCAACTCACGCGCGTACGTTCGACGCACTAACGAATGTGTGGCATGGATCCCTTTGAGTGTCCTCGGGTTACCGAGGTCGTTCGTACCCACAACGCCGATGGACTCGTCTGCCATCTTGTCGAGTGCCGCGACATCCCATTCGTGATGGAAGTTGAGGTCGTCGGCTCCGGTGAAGACGAAGGGCTCGGTGGTCTTGCGATAGCCCTCATTGGTCTTGGCCGCGTAGTCCCCTGGACCAGCCGGTTTCATACGGACGATGTAGTCGGCATCCGCGGCATCGAGAGCCTCTAGTTCGTCTCGCTGGTTCTCCGTCGCGATGAACAGAAGGCGATACGGGACCTGCGTGTTCTCGCGGATGTTCTCGATGAGCGGACGAACGCGGTGCGGACGATTCAGCACCGGCACGAGGATGACGATCGAAGTCGTCATCTACTCACCAAAGAAGACGGGCACTCCCCGTTCGGTCGCGCGACCATGCACGGAGAGTACCCGTCTTCGATGAAGAACGCTAGTGACTCGTGACCTACGAGGCGATGAGTTCCTGAGCCCCACACTGCGGCTCCGGTAGGTCCGTGTCTCCCGCCCATGCGTAGAGGGACCCACACTCGTCCTCGGCAGGCCAATTCCAGTCATTTGCTGGTCCGTCGAGGAAGTTCTCGTTCTCGTACCCGACGCCCGTGAAAGCGTTGGTGATCGGGTTGTTCTCCAAGGACTTGTCCGAGGGCGTCCACCGCGTCTTGCCGAAGACGTGACGAACATACGGATAGGTCATCGAGATTCCGGACCCCTCACCATTGAGGGTCCAGCCCTCCATTGCGACCCCCAGTTCATTTCCTGCTGTGCCGACCCGCGGCAAAGCGACACCAAGCGTCTCCCCGTCGAGGGTGAGCAGGGTCCCGCCAACGAGGAGTTTCTGTGCCTCGGGATCATGGTCGCAGAAGACCAATCCAAACGTGAGGTTCTTGTACTTGTCCGGATCGAGGAACGCGAAGCACACGTCTCCCGAGCCGTCCTTCTGCGTGAAGTCGTCGCCCGCCTCGATGTTGTATCCGATCGCAAGCGAGACGTTCGTCTTGGTGACATACAGATTCTTGTCACCGGAAGCAAACCGGCCCGCGGAATCGAGCTGCGCGAACCGGGTCCGGACGAACCGGAAAAGTTTGTAGCACTGTGCGATGACGCCCTCCTTAGTCGCGTCCCTCGGGACGCTCCGCTGCTAGTTCCTTGACAGAGTACGACTCGCTCATACGGCTGTCATCCATTTTCCGAATTCAAGGGCGGACATCTTCGCTCGATTCGCTCCACGCCCTCGCGCCCACGTCCGCCTGATGTTCTCTAGTTTGGTGACAGCCTCAAGATGTTCGGCTTCTACGCACAGCGTCACAGAACAAAGGTGGTCAACCTCCATCCCTTCGGGGATAGGCCCCTTCGCGATTCGGTAAGCAACGCGGTGCACCTGAACTTCCCCGAGCGCGGTGAAGGCTCCGTACTTACAATCCCATTTGTTCCCAGGATTGATGATTCCACCTGTCCAGATACGACAGCCACAAACCGTTGGGAAGCTTCTGTCGAGAAGGCGTTGTTCCGCCTTAGTGACATCTTCTTCCGTGACTGGACGAAGTCTCCATTTCTGATGACGGTGAGTAGAGCAATAGCCCTTAGCTTTAGCTGACTCGGTACAGTCATCTTCCAGGCAGAACCGACCCTGCATCGATTCGCGCGGAACTGTTAGACCAGCCGCTCTGGCCCAGTTTCCAAGCGTCTTACGTGGGACACCTAGTTCTCGATGAATCTTTTCTTGCGTGTCCCCCGCACGTAGAGCAGCTAACACTTGTTGCCTTACTTCAGAGGGCCAAGGATTCGACCTCATGGATGGACCACATAGCCGAGATCCGGCTCATCAGGGTCGAGAATGACCGAACGGGCCATGAGGCCATGGGGATTTTCGAGCGCGATCGCCATGTCGATCTCCGGGATGCCGAACTGGACGGGACGACCGGGAAGTGGGGTGAAGAACGCGGATTGGAGCGCAATCGAAACACCTTGACGCGTGACAGAGACGATATTACGAGGCAGGCGACACTCGGCACCCTCGAACGCTTCCGGATTGCAACCGATGAAGAGTTCGCAGGCGAGGATGGCGGCTGCACGGCGTAGATGAGCAGGAACGTCTGAGCCGTATCGGTAAGTGACGAGGAAGTCGTCGTCGCAAAGAGGCCACTTGTCACCGTCGATACGGACGAGGTCGTTTCCATGGAAGTCGTATGCGCCGAGAGGGAGTTCGCCGTCATCGGTTGTGACGACAGACTCGACGGACACGATCGGACCGAAAGGAAGGGTGATAGAAGACTGGAATCGGCACCCACACGCGAAGTCGGTCCGGTGTCCACACGCCGAGAACACAAAGTAGCGAGACAGGGTGAGGATCCCGTCGACCACGGTCAGGTCACGAACCGCGAACCAACTGGCCGAACATGGATGGACAGTAACCTCGCACGGACCGGAATACTGCTGCGCGGTGGCTTTGTAGAGCAACGCAGATGCAATAGTGATGAACTCGTCGATCCCGTCACCGATGTAGTCGTCACAGGGCTCGCAGAGATCCGCCGCAGTTGCCCAGGATCCACAGAGCGTCATACGAGAACGAACTCCACGGCTAGGCGTTCGTCGGTGACCACCTTGACACGCGCATCGGACTCTTCTCCACATGCGACAAATTCAGCATCGAGAGTGGCCCGCTTGGGGTCAGTGACGACAAGAACGGAGAAGTCCTCCCCTTCGGTCACTTGGCACAACCTGATGGATGCCGTCATGGATTCACATTACTCCGAGTGAGTTTGGCTGACCAGGCATTACAGGAGCCCGTCCACAACCATGTAGATGGGACGGCGAACAGTCGTCCCTCCTCCAACTGTGTAAACGACTATGTCAACCGATTCCCCCATCTGGATTGCCGTATCGAGGACACCCTGTACGTAGATTGCGAGTGCTTCCTCTAACGACACGGAATCGGTGAGGTCGAGCAGATTCGAGACGAAGAAATCTTCGATGAATGGCACGCTCTCGTCCAGTGCGACAATCGCGGTAATGGTAAGTGCTTCAGTCAATTCCAAGGCTTCTGACAACGTGATCGTGGCTGTTACCACGGCCACCAATGTTTCGGACACCGAGTCGGTAAGTACCACGACTATACTGATTGCTGGAGATTCCGATACCGCAATAGCCTCGGCAACTTCGGCCACGACGGTTGTTATAAGCGATTCGTTCGTCGTTGCGGTGTCCGAGAGCGAGAGGACTGCGAACACGCTGGCTGAATCAGCGAGTGATAGCGAATCTGACAGGAAGAAACTCACACTGATGTCAGTCGTTTCAGAGAATGCGACGGCAGCGTCGAGGGAAGCAATGATTGTCGCGGCTAAGGTCTCGGCAACGATTGCGGTATCCGTAAGTGAAACCGTTGCCGTAATGGTCTGCAATTCGACAAGGGATACCGATACCTCATCAGTCAGTGAAACAGTCGTCGACTCGGCCAAAGACTCGACATAAGTGTTGGGTTCGGTCAATGCCGCTGTCACGCTTTCGGTCGGGGCTTCGGCAACCGTAGCCGAATCGGTGAGCGGCGCAGTGTAGGGGGCCGCAATGGCAACCTGATAGCCGACATAGTTTACAGCCGTTATTTGGGTTGAGTCGAACGTCGCGTTACCAGTGGAGCCCGCCGCGGCCTGCACCTTGGTAGCAGAGGACATCGCCTGCGACGCAGCACCAGCGTTGTGGTCGCTTCGTTCCGTCCACCCTGCCGGTGGTGTGTGCGTGGGAGAAGGGAGTCCCGCGTTCTGGCAGACACAGGCGAAGATGAGACAGTTGTTCGCATTCGTTGTTACAGCGTTCGCCGTCTCGTCGGCGGCGCTGCCGGTGTTACTGCCGTCGATGTTGATAACGCCCGTGACCTGAGCCGCACCAGTTATACGGTGAATCTCAGCATTAACGACGCGGGCCGTAACCCATGACCAGGTGAAGTTCGTCGCATCGACCTGAGTCTGAGTAGCAACGACGATATAAGCCTGGAAATACGGACCGGCCCCATTGTTCGTATTTTCTATCCGAGTCCATCCGGTAGGACCCGTTACGGTACCAGGGTCTTGCCGCCAGTCGACGAATGCAAGAAGGCAATCGCCAAGAGCAGTACTTGTCGGCTTCGTTACTGTGACAGACGTCGTAGTGCCACCCGTATTAGGGTCGTCGGCTGTCTGCACCGATTGCCAGACCGGCGCGACCGGATCGGTCGCCACCGCTTTACTCCGCAGCGATCAGCGTGGCGGTGAAGGACGCGGGCGCGTAGCCCTGCGCTTTCGAGTCCATCGCAGCGTCGGCGTAGAAGTCCGGTGCAGTGCCCTTCCAGTCACGGAAGGGAACTCCGGACTGATGGGGCTCGCCCTCAAGTTCGGCGCCGGACGCAAGGATCCGCTCACCCGTTGCC